ACCATATTCAGGCTTTGGATTGGAATTGCAACTGTATAGGTTTCTCCCTCTTCATCCTCCCTGGATTCATCTTTGTATTTCTTGACAAATTTCACTTTCTTTTCAAGCACATACCACTTTACATCTCCCCACATCCACATACCTATGGATTTCACTTCATCATCTATAATCTTGGCACAATCTTCTTTCCAGTTCTCTTTTTCATTATATATTTTTTCATATCTATCTTTTGTGACATACGCTATCCCCTCCACATAATCTCCTTGACTATGACCCCTTGTTGACCACTCTTTTACTAATACGTCTTTTTCGTATTCGTTTATGATTTTTAACAGATCTTCGTCATCTAAGCATTCTATTAATTCCGTCTTATAATCCAAATCCTCCAAATCTTCTGGAAGAAATTCTTCTTGCACGTATGAAAAGCTCTCATGCCTCAATTCCCACAAATGAGTACTTCCATTGTATATAAATGAAACATTATTTGCTTTTCCTTCTTTTAGGTATTTTATAATATCTTCCTGCTTTACATGCTCCACCACAATAGCTTCAAGCACATCTCTTAATCTATGATTATTATTGTAGAAGAAAGTTTTCCAATTGCATTCATCATGTAATCTACTGGTATCGGAATATTCAAAAAAAATACAATCCGCACATATCCCAATTAATTATAGGACTTTCACCGCTATAATCGTCATAATAGATCTTAATGCGATAATTGCCTACTTCTTTTGTTGTAATAATTCTGTCTTCCATGTCTTTATGTTTTAAATAGTTCCTAACTTTTTATCAATAAATTCATCTATTGCATCATAGTATGAGCCATCAAAATCACAATTTCCATATTTCTCTGTAAACTCTTTAGCCCACTCTCGAATGATGTTAAATGCCTGTTCCCTGCTATATTCTTTTGGCCCTGTTATTTCATCCACGGCTACCACCGACATCTCTTGTAGATTTCGTAAGTAATTCAAACCTATGCTATATGGTAGCTTACCTACTTCTATACATACATGATGACCTTGTTTAAAGGCATCCTGCAAGTCTTCAAGACTCTCTATCAATGACTCAGACTCATCATCTACTCTCACCTTGTATAACTCAAAATCTTCATTTTCTGCCGACACCCATATCTTGTAGGCTTTTTCGTTGGACAATCTTTTCCAAACAAATCCGTCACTGAATATTATCAAGTTGTCTGTTACAATCGTGTTTTTCATAACCATTTTACTCATTGACTCCACATATTTCCATATCAATCACCTTACTCTCATGATAAACCGGAATGGAAAAATTATAACCCATGTCGTTTACCAGTTCTTCTACTTCTGAATATGTCATATCAGAAGGGCATTCTATGTCGATTTTGACGGTTACATATACACTTTCTGTTTTCATACACATTTAAATTACAAAGTAAATACTATGTATCTGACACCATAACTGTTATGTTTGTATGATACCGAGAAACCCTCAGAACGAGCAAAATCAATTGCCACCTGTTCATGTGCCATACGAATCGTGTTACCGTTAGGCGATACATCGGTTTCTCGAATATGCTTGTCGCAAATAAAACTTGCATATCCATACGCCTTAATTAGACGAGAGATTTTACTAATAAATTCGTCCTTACTAAATGGTGCTTCTTGCGCTATTTCCATACGCAATTTTTCTGCTGCTGTCATAATATTAATCTGTTATTTTATAATAATAATCAAGTTCCTCTCCCTTAAAGTTGTTCATGGCATACTCGTCAGCTTCCCGCCACAACCGGTCATACAATGCAGCCAGTTCACGATTGCTTTCATAATGCTGCCAGATTTTATGATTCAATACCATCGTCAATTCTGTAAAGAACTTATAATCGTCTTTCCATTCATTAAACGCTCTTTTGTAGGTATCTTTGACACCTGCTATACCATACTTGTCGGCTATGCTGAAATCTTCCCAAAAGGTAGTTATCAGGTCATAGCCTATTTCTTTCATAAATTCTTTGAATGTCATATCCTAATCATTATCGTTGTAAAAGAACTCTTCAAAATCTTGTTCCCAATCACAACATGGATGTTTTTGTATTGATTCAAAGAAATCAAAAACCTCTTCACATAATTCATATTCTTCATTCTTTTTCTCTACAGGAGTCACACATACGCTATATGTGCAATACCCCGCCATTCCTTCTGCTATCTGACATCTGTATGGCAACGGATACGTATCACTCTTCCCTGTTATAGCTTTGTTCATCTTATGTATGGTAGGCCTCGTATCTACGCCATGTTTTTGTTTTATTGTTCCTTCAAACATGATGGCTTCGCATAATCCATACTGAAGAGTCAGACTTCCACTTGTATTAGTTATGCTGTCTGGATAAATCCAATTCCATAACAGTTTATTTAGTCCTTCTAAATTGATACGCCCTACATAATTATGTTCTACGCACCCATTATCACTTTCTTCTAAAGGTATTACGTCTCTACTTGAACATTTATCTATGAAGTATTTGCCCTTTTTCAAATCTGATATAGCTTCAGATGAATATGTCTTATCTGTTCCTATACCAAACTGGAAAGATATCAAGACTATAAAACTTAGGTTTTCTATCTTTGTTTTCATGTTATTTTGTTTTTGTCCAACACCAAAAATTCACAGCATATTTCCCAGTAGTTATAAATATCTTACCTCCTCCTATCTCCGCAAGTATGTTCTTTCCAAATATCCTTGTAAGAAGTGGTATGTGCTTTGCATCTATAGGTAAATCCTGGGTTTCTTTTATAGGTCTATATGGCACAAACGCTTTGTTCTCATATGCCATCTCAACATACAATCCATCCGGTGATTCAAACACGTCTTTCCCTTTCTGCCTCATCCCAGACCGTATTATCTGTTCTTTCCAAGATTGAATATATGATTTTCTAAGGGTCTCATTTATCTTATTAATGACCTCTTCCTTAAATTCGTAATACTCATATATATGACCTTTGTAGTCAGCTATCATTTCTTCAATCTTACTTTCGGATGCCCATAACCCATAATACACATAACAATCCGATAATCTATCTACTGAAGAAACACCGATCAACATCATTTTGGAAAATGGATTTCCCTCTTTTTCCAATTCTTCTCTTGCTCTGTCTGTCACCGCATCCCACCATTGCCCTTCACACTTCTCTATCTCTCCGTTGTCAAGTACGATATCGAACTTTCTACCCCCGAAAGCTTCTCTTCTCTCATTTCTCTTTGCAAGGAAATCATAGAATATACCTCCTATCCTTCCAATAATGGTATCATCTCCGTACTTTGTGCTAATTTTATCAGGCATTTCGTCGAAGACAAGAAACTTCGATTCTCCCGACTCCACTAAGTATAATAGCTTCATGATTTATCTCTTTAGATGTAAGTTATGCTGCCAACATTAATCTGCATTATATCATTTTCCAGCGTAATGAAATTATTTTGTTTTATGGGTCCAAACATCAATCCATATACACTTACTGTATTAAACAGCCTAACAGTGTGAAAATCTTCATTTGGCTCTACCCTGTTTTTATCCCAATATCCCAAATCGTTGATAGTTGCCGGGAATCCTCCTACGTCGTTATACTTATAGTAATCGTTTTGATTGAAAACGATTCCCTTTATTAACAGGTTCCCGATGCTTTTCATGTTGAATCCGGACAACGCGATCTGCTCTGAGATATAACTAATCAAACAGTTATGATACGTGTTTGGCTTATCTCCTCTCTCGTTAATAATTTTCTTCCATTTCTTCGTTAATGGAACCCTAATATCCATATATGTACCAAATACGACTATGTTAGGACATTCTCCTTCAAACTTCGTTAAATCTTCTACTCTCATAATTAACAAACATTTGTATTGTTTTCGTCGTTCACTATCTGACTAATGTACGGTCCTGGCCACAGACAGCCAGGCCGACCTCATGGCAGGGCAGCGCCGTCTTACTCTGGCTGTTTCACCCACTCTCTGTACCCTACATTAAAACCAATAGGATCGTACCTTTTGATCATAGTGCCATAATTCTCTCTACCGCAATACCTGTTCTTTCCTCCAATGATCCATGCCTCATCGTCTCTATCTGGAGATATTGAGTTAAGAAACTTCTCATAATCTTTTCTACTCTTTCCCATCTTTGTCTTGATTTAAACAATAGTTAATAAAATAAGCAACCTGTTCATTTTCCCCTGTATTATCATAATCACCTAAAGTCATATCATCATAATCCAGCAGAACTATACGAAAATCGTTTTTTTTGACATACACTTCCGTTAAATACATAGGAATCCCAGCAATTTCTATTATCACCGGAAACTGATCATCGAAGTCAAACGCATTATTATCTTCTCCCCATTTTTTAAATTTTAGCTTTATACTTCCACCGTTCTCCACTAATGCCTCTTTGATGTACTTTAATCTTTTTGCATTCAGATCAATCTCTGCTTTTTCTATTTCTTTGTACAATTCATTCAGATCCATATTCCACTATATTTATGTTGTCAAATTTTTCTTTTATAACATCCAAGGCTCCACACTCGTTTGTTACCATAGCATACTTTCCTGGCTTCATTCTCCACAGATTAAAATACCTTGTCACATTTATAATGTTGTTAAATAATGATATTTCGTATCTTGTGTTCCCATTTTCATCATGTCCCGCTTTTTTAAAATAACATAGGGTCGGCTTGTATTTGAAATAATTAAAAAGCCTATACCATCCCTTTCCGTTACATGTTTCACGATTCCATATTCCAGCAAGCTTCCTATATCCCCTTACCGGTATTTTCTCTATTTCTTTTGGTACGATCTCAATATACTTTCCTTCTCCGATTGGTATGGTCATATTACCTGCCTCTTCAGTGCAAAAGTATTCTATTTCAGATGCCATTCCTTTATACACATAGAACCGGTATAGGTTCCCGTCAGGGTCTACCCGATCCATGTAATATAATATCACTTTATCTACTTTTATATTTTTCATTCCTTTATTCTACTTATCTTTAAATTGTTATTCTTACAGTATTCCTTCAACCAACTATCCGTTAGATAACGATTAACTCTATCGTATTTCTTTTTCGGACCCTTGCTCCAGAATTTCCATTCGTTTGTGATATTGTACCCATATTTATCAAACCAATAGATATAATACACTACGTTACCGTATAAATCTACTCTTTTTCTTTCCTGTATGACTACCTCGTAAGGCATCTTCTTGTCTCTTTTCTCCATCTTTGTCCTCCTTTCTTGAATAAAAAAAACGGCACCTATCTTCGCAGACCAGTGCTGGTAACTAACTCGCATGGAAAACTACTTAACCTCAACTAATTCTACAGAGCTGTAGAATTTAGTGAAGCTACCAACAAATTCTCTTATATTTTTATATTCTTCTGGTCGTTTTTTGTTACCGTCTTTTATATAATTTACCCACAGTCTATCTTCTACGCTCTTAATCGCATTTTCTATAGTAAATTCGTCGCTGACACACATTAAGCACGAAGATCCGGTTTTCTTATGTGGTTTATACACCCTTGAAAAAGACCATATTTTTATCCTGTCGTATATATATCCGTTGTTTGGATAAACGAATCCTATCCGGCTGTCACCTTCTTTGGCATAAAACACACCTGGCTCCTTCCCGCCCTTTCTATATACTACGAATCCTTTTTCTTTTAGGATCTTAACCACTTTGTCTAATTTATTTTCTACGTTCATTTTCATATAAAAATTTAAAAACGACCTTCATTATATCCCCGAAGTTCTCCACCTTAACCCACTCGTGAGCTACTGCTCTAAATACGGATGTTTCGTATGTCGGAATATCGTCTTCTTCAACCACCTTACAAGAAGCCAGAACTCCTTCTGTCGGCTTTAGTCCGCGGTCATGCAGCTCGCAGAGACCGTCTGGCCGGCGGAATGCGCACCACTCGTCCTTTACTATTGGCTGGATCATTTCTATTGGTTTTTCTCTCGCAAACCTAAATCCTACCATCCATGTTGTCTCTTTTAGCCTGTCAGCGTATCCGGCATCTATGATAGCCTCTATGTCTTTTGGCGTACCAATACAAGGAACTTTACACATGTTTTTACATTTATCACATGTACAAGGTTGCTCCCATCTGTTATGATCTATGCCTACCAACTTCTTTATCCGTTCTACTTCTTCTTTCATATTATACTATCTCTGTTAGTTTTTCATAATACAACTTCATTTCCGGTGAAGCATATTCCATGAATGCTTCGAATAAGTAGGGTACCTCTATTATCATATTCACATTACAACCTTCTGCCTGTGAAAGAGATTCAAGATCATTGCTGTATGAACACGTTACATGAGCTCCTACATTAAACACATGTAAATCTAATCTTACATATTCCATACATAAATCTAACGCTTTAAACAAGTTTTCTACCTCAATCTCCTGAAATAGGTCTATAAACATCCTTAAATCCATTATTTTACTACCCTTTCTATGTGTTTAATTAATACTACTGCCATCCCCTTACCTGTTTTTATCGCACATTCTGATCCTTTTATCCATTCTACACACCCTACATACTTTTCTGTAGAATGAAATCCGGGATTGTATTTTCCAGATGTACTGAACTCTACCGTATCCCCTACCTTCAGATCATCAAAAGCAATAGACCATGTGGTCCAAATTCTATCATGTCTCCCAGGCTGAATGGCTCCGATTACGCCTTTTTTACGACCGTTTTTTATCGCTCTTAGTATTATCTTTCTATCACCTTCGATAAGGCTGCAAAAGCGCCCGTAAAAGGTTAAATCAACCTGTTTTTCTCCTATTTCTTCTCTTATTTTTGTTATTCTGTTCATTTTCTGATTTTGTTTTATTTTTTTCTTTGTTTTTTCTATCTTCTATAGAAGATGATAATAACATTATCTTTTCTATGTTACTTTTTGACTGTAAAAAAGAATCGCATTTCATTACTACTACCACCTTCTTAAGTTCCCCATTATCGTATAGCGATACACGCATCATGTTTTGCACCTCGTCCACTATCAGACCTGGAGTAGTCTTAGCTATTTTGCGTAGCTTATTATACTCCGGTCTTTCCATTTCCTCTGTTTATTACTCTATAGTATTTATCCTTATCCCCTTCTTTCAACTTCTCCAGATAGAAAATTCCATCATGTAAATGAGACAAACAAAACCTGTATCCGTATTTCTGTACTCTTCTTACATGATCCCGCAGTCTTATCTCTTCACTTTTGTCTTGTACTTTGATTTTAATACTGTCTCCTTCTTTGATTGTGTATAAAATAGTTTGAATCTCTTCTTTTTTCATCTTATAAAATATTTTAACGGCAGCACCTATACTCACGCACCACTACTGCCTTATGTTTAACAATTAAATACTTAACTCTTCAATGGTCAAGCCTTTTTCTTTTGCCCACTTTAGCATCGCGCATAATTCTGTTTCTGACTTATATTTCGGATCACGCCACGCCCATCCGAATTTATCCAGGACATGATGATATAATTCGTCGGCCTTTGCCGTGTAAATGTCTTTGAATAAATGCTCCGAACCTTCCGGTATAAGCATCTCTGTTGTTGCAAAATCGGAATACGATAAACATCCGTAAGCATATTCTGTTATTTCACTCCATGCTTCTCCGGCTTTAAATCCAAATTCTTTTACAAAAGCCAAAGTTAGATACATATTTAATAATATTGTTACATCATATCCGGAATCCGACTTTCTTTCTATTATTTCCTTTTCAAATTCCTTTAAATCTTCAGGTCCTAAAAAGATGTATCCTGATACCGACCGGTAATTAGTCTCCGCATACTTCTTGCATTTATCATCATTGACAATCTTACTAATGTTAGATAACATCTTTTGCCTCCATTCATCACAAAACTCTACCTCTACGTTCATCCAATCAGTACCATAATTATATTCTTTCGGATATCCGACCGATGTTACCTTTATACTATTCACGCCATATCCGTAAAGGCGTTCACTTACCTCATTCGCCCATTCCTGTACAAAAGGAATAAACTTATTGCAATAAGAATCAAAATCAAAATCTAATTCCTCCTCATATTCCGGCATCTCTTCATAATCCTGTTCAAAGAAATGACGAGGATCTGCTATTGTTTCGTAGAAACTTACGTTAATGAAACAAAACTCGTTGGTTGTCGTTTTTAATATCATAACTTTTTGTATTTACGTACATTTTTCTTGCCATAGAATCTACACATGGCACGAATCTGACTATAAAATACTTTTGTCCTCCTGGCCTCAAAGTATTTAAACATTTCTTCATTCTTTGTTTCCCAAACGTAATCCGTTTGGGAACTCATGCGATCTTTCTCCTTGCGTGAATAATGGTAATATGATACCACAACACGTTTCATACCATTCTTTACAGGTACGATATTTACGTCTATACTATTCTCTGTCATATTATTATTGTTTTATGCATTATACAAATACAAAGAGCGCATACCTTCACAGGCCGGCGCTCCTTTCAATAAAAATGAAAAAACTAATATTACATAAACATATTGTTTTCTACTCTTTATTACAATACTTTTGTTCCGCAATTATTATATCTTCCGTACTCTTTTTTCGTATCATTCAAGATTTCAAAAACCATCTTCTTGTGATCTTCGTTTGGTAACCTATCCTTAACAGCCGATATTACGCCCGCTATAGACGTAAAGCCTGAATCTGTTATTGAACACAGCAACACGCCTCTGTCGGCTCCGGTGCTTATTGCTGACGCCTTTATAATATCATTCTTATATATTCTCATAACTTTTTTGTTTTATTGTTTGTGAGATGCCCAGAATCGAACCAGGACCGGCACATACGCACCGGCACGCCGCGTCATCCCCTCTATGATGCAGAAATAGGCATGCCTATCCTCACGAACCGACATGCCAAAACCCAAAACTTAATTTGATGAATAAAATAGATTAACAAAAATACTATTCTAACTCTTTTATAATATCTTTCACAATATTCAGCCGCACCTCCTTCGTTTCTGGACTAAGACAACCAAACCACCCATAAAACGTTCTTGTTTCCTCTGGTTCTGTGGCCATACTTATCTTCTCCTCCAATTCCGGGAAATATATTCTCACCATTTCGTCTGAACGAAACTCATAGATATTTTTATGTGTTTTGAAATACATAAACACTACATTTCTTAACGCAACACATATGTATTCCCCATCCTCTAACCTATCAATCATCTCATATACCTTTTTCCATATGAATAATCGCTCTTCTTTTGTAAACATATCTTTCTTTATTTTTGTGGTATTATTTGACTGTACGCAGACTTTTCCATGTACACAATACTATGCTCCTGTCCAAGTATTTTCTTTGCTGCTTCTTTCTTTATCGCGCAATATCTCCCTGTACGATACGGATTCTTTTGATCTGATCCATCCTCAACTTCGATAATAAAACAACCTCCGTCATCTATTATCTTTTTGCAATTGTCACATATTTCTCCCGTGCATATATGATGCGGCGCCTGCCCTTTGATGTTATTCCCTAATAAAGCAATCCCCATCTCTTCACCGCATACTATGCATAGTTCTATGGATGGATTCAACCCATGCTCTGGATGCAATACAATACCGTCTTTCATTTTCTATCCTCCTTTATTAATTCTATTATAAACTTTTTATCTTGTTCCCACAATGGCAGCCCTTCTTTTACTGTGTATGCCACTGTTTCACTCTCTCCTATTAATCGCACGGCAATCTCTCTTGCTTTCAAGTCATCCTCCTCATGCGATTTATTTATTAAATCATAGGCACATGATTCCACCTTTTGCCTTTCGATTATTATCGAACCCATTAACTCGCTTATATACGATCCTAAAAACGATAAGACATTAATAGCTTTCCCAATATCATTTGAAATAGCATTTGCTAAATACATCTTATCCATATACTCCGGCAAAGCCTCGTATGCCGTTTCTATGTTTTTATACTGATTTTCGTTTACCTCCCTTTTAATCAGTTCTTCAAATTCTTCTTTTAACATGTTCTTCCCTATTTTAATGTTGTGTGAGATCGCCGGAATCGAACCAGCCTACCGCACCATGAATCCCATAAAGCAAATGCTCCGATCTTCGCAGATGGGAGCATTCTGTCTAAAGCATAAGAAAATTAATGAAGAAATTTTTCTCACTTACGCCATAGCATCTAAAATAGCTATCAGCACTATTTCTATGACAAACATAATAGAAAATATCTTAAATGCCTTTTTCATATCGCTATCTCCTCCTTTTTATTTTTTTTAGTTCCACAATAAACTGTTTCGGCTCTGCTCCGACCTACGTTCCACCTACAACCGCAGGCCTTAGCCCAAGGCGCCGCCTACTCCCCCTCTATGGCAGCCTGTTCGTACCTACAAATCCAATCTCCATCTATACAACTCTCACTACGCGATAACAAACATGTATCTTTATAACAATCATAAAAAATACACCTATCACAACAGTAGTCCTTAACTTCTATATATCTAACTACCTTAGCATATACTATCCCATCACTACCTTCTATTCCTCTTACCCCGAAAACCGATCCTTCTACTTCTTTACTTAAATCCAAATCGGGTGCAAAATCGTATATATTCATATTGTTGATGTTTTAATTGTTGTTAGAATTATGGTTTCTGTCTACGAAATACTGTTTTCTACCTACAGAATACTGAATTTTGTAGGTAGAGATAGTTTTAATACAGACCTATGCTTGATTTTGTTGTTAGGGAGTGCCCTCCCTCTCCTACCCTCTCACTCCCCGCATAAAACCTACGTTCTACGCTGTCCCGGCCCTCTCAGCTACCCACCTACACGCCTATTCTGTGGCTCTCTGACGCACTTACGGGGACATTGCTATGATTATATGATGAGAACAAGTATTCCATAGAGAAATAGAGGGAAAAAGCCCACGCCCTACCGTCTGCTCCTCCTATCGAGATAGATATTCAAACCTATAATCAAAGCCAAAAACAAAAAGCAAAAGACCATTACAACATTATACTGATCCGCTCCGTACTCCAACATAGAACGAATACCAACCGACAGAAAATACAAGTCAGCTACTAATAAAAACCACCACATAAAATAAAAAAATACAATAAGTATATCCGAAAATACGGGGATTATAAAACCTAACTAATTGATAATCAAGCATACCTCATTTTTAAGAAAAATACAATAAGCCTAATTTTCAATCCATAGAGACGAAAAAGGCGGCATCCGACGCCCTATTTTGGGTCAGAAAACCGCCTCGAGTTTCGTTTTAGACCAATTTTAACGACAGGATATAGACAAAATACCGGCGTTATATCCGAATACTCCTATTTTTGTTTCGTTTTAGACCAATATAGCTCTCATCCGCCGTTCACTCTCAGAATATCCTACCCGTAAATAGAAAGAGTAGGATACAAAAATAGGACTGCTCCGACATTCGAAACAACCCTACTCCTGTTTAAATACTGTTTATGTTTTCCTTCACGTAAGCTCGTGATGTATGGACTTTACGTTTGCATTTGTCCTTTCCTGTATCGGCATGATACGCTTCTTTGAGATCACGATACAACATAAATTCACGATACGCTCTTTTCCGCTTTTCTTTAGCTTCTTTCCTGGACAGACCGCGGACGTCTACCATATAAGATTTAAATTTCCTTTCCATTTTCTTTATGCTTTAATTATGATTAACTCCAGCGGTTAAGTGCTTCGATATAGAAACCTTCCGCCTCTTTGTACTCACTTTCGCTCAATGTTTCCACCGTCTCGATATAGTTACGCAATGTTATTTTTACGCAACTGTTTTTAGATTTATTGAACGCTTCAATTAAAGCGTTGATCATTGCTTTCTTTTCCATGCTATTACATTATTTATAATTTAGAGGTTGCTCCGGAATCGAACCGGACGCGCATTCCTATCCTATAGAGATTTTATGCTACAACCAACAGCCCGTAATTAGTACGTAGTTCTTGCGTACAGGCCCGTACTATGTTGTTATTATATTTTCCGTCTGCTACACAATTTAGCCACAAATAAAGGCGATTGTGTCCTTGCGTTTTGATACGGCACGTCCCTACATGGTAGGTTACATGCTTGTACCCTGTAATTTAATCTACAGCCTTGTTCTATTTTTCGTGTAAGCAAGTAAGACACGTTTCGATCTGGAGATAAACCTCGTACAACGGCATGTTTTCCAAACTGTAATCACATACCTAACATAAACCATACCTATTCGGAATAGTATATGCAGCAATACCGAACCTTTAATTGCCAACGGCAAGAATATCGGTATATTTATCCCCAATATGTAAAATAACTCTCTTTTTGTCAGCTTCAGTCTAAAGCATACGCGGGACGTGCACCCACTGACAATGGCGTACAGGCGCGTTAAGGTACGCGACAAACCTTTGGAGAGCTTAACGGCGCTCTCCGTGCCTTGTTACTGCTGGTTGCTTTCATGTGCGAGGTATTCACTTACACACTTTGCCACAGTGCGAATAGAATAAGATTTGATCTTAACAGCCACATAAGTAGCTTTATACTCGTCGTTTTCTTTTATCAACCATTTAGTGCTTTTTTTGGTCTCCAATGATTCGGCAGTAGTAAAACCAAATGATTTATATTCGCTACCGTAAACCACATTATCAGCGCACCAATCAGCCGTTTTAGCCTCAACGCCTTTCTCTTTGTCTGCATTGGTATCCTTATACACTTTAGAGTATAAAGCAAATTTAACAAATGTATCGTCAACTTTCGGTAACATTTGGCTACACACAGCTACCAGGCGTTTTTTATCCTTGGCGAGGGCTGCCACCTTTACAGCGTATTCTGCCGGTATTTCCAAAGCCTTGCAAATAGCCTTTAGATCAGCTCCATTAGCAAATAGAGCGTTGTACAGTTTAACAGCACCTACCAAATTTGCAGCATTTTCTTTGATAACGGCATTCTGTAGTTTGTTTACATTTTTTTTCGTAATCATATCCCAATATATTTTAATTGTTAAACAAATGATATTCAAATTAATGACCCACAACGCAGGCAATTACAGATACATATATAGTTAGCCCAACGGGTACACTATATAGGTTCACTATGTTAACTCGTAATCTCTCTCGATCACGACGCAAATATACGACATTTATCAATACTACAAATATATATGCTATCTTTTTTTTGTTAATTTGTATTAATTTCGATTATATTATCTGATTATCAGCAAGTTATAAAACGAACGAGAGCAGTGTTATACGCGTACATTAATATGTAGGATATATGCTTATTTAAGTGGCTTATAATCAATATGTTATAATAACACATTGATTATCAATAATTTAAATAAGTGGTTGATAATCAGAGAGTTTATATATTTGAGATAAAAACGCGTTTCCGGTTTTCCAGCGAAGGGGGTGTGGGGAAGAAAACGCGTTTCGGGGGCGGGAGGTTCGTGATAGGTACCCCCTCTCTCCCATCACATAAACATTTTTTCATATCCCTCATCACATAAACCTTTTTTAGCTTCTCTCCTATCACATAAACATTTTTAATCTCTCTACCGTAACATAAACATTTTCACCTTTCTTCCTCATCACATAAAAAAAAGCAGGGAAGCCTATTTAGGACCTCCCTGCTTACTACAACCAACAATATTTTAAAATTACCTCACTTACTTTCCCATATTAATTTATCTCGTACTTTTCCTTTCTTTACTTCTTCACACTTTCCTGCCACCCATCCAACGAGGTAGCAGAAAGGTTCTGATTTCATTACTTTTTCTCCTAAGAAATCAAATGCATTGAGAGACACATGGGCTGCTTCGTGTGAGACTGTGTTAAAATCAATAACGTTCTTATTAATAAACCATATCAAGAATCCTGTGCAAGGATCTAATTTGCATCCTCCATACGGTACGGTTATGGTTGCGCCCATACTATTATCTATGTAACTAAAATCGTTATTGAAACACTCTACTAAACCAGAAACATCTTTACCTACATATATCCACAGATTAAAGGGATAGACTTGTGGGGAAAATTGATACAGTTCGCACTTCATTGTGATATAAGTTTATGTTTTTCTATAAATTCCCTGAATCTGATATCCGTGACATCAAGCACAAACCCAGCAGCACCAGCATGTCCTCCACCACCGAATCTTTTACTTACCTCACAGCAATCCGCGCTGTCTTCCACGCATTCATAAAGAGAGAACCGGACTTTACCGCCTGGAATGATACAAAATGGCATCAGGGCTTTAATTTTCCTACCGTCTAACCAGTCCGGTGTAAGAGAATCAAATACCTTAGAACTAAATTCGGTGGTATTCATCGCCACTACCTTCACCTCATCGACGTAAGCTTCAAACGAATACGCACTTACCTCTTGTTCGTTTTTACCAGCCATGTAATTAATTATAGCACGTCCTTCTTTAGCGAGATCATAAAAAATAAGATCAATTTCATTGTCCTTCATATCTTCTTTAAAATGGTCATACAAATACGACAATGCAATCAATACATTGAGTCTTATTTTTGATCTCAAGGCATACTGGATAGCTACTACCGTATCCCAGCCTAATTCGGATTCTTTATTCCACACATCGTAGTCTGACAGGCACCGGACGATCGCCGGCACCTTCCCCATCAGCAGGTCGGCGGCAAGTGCGCACGCACCGGTACCGACTCTCCTAAGCCCTGGAACAGTGAACCCCCATGTCTTACTATCTTCGATAATTCCCTTGTGGTGATCTATCCACATCAGGCTCTTCCCTTCATCAAGCCACTTTTTGAAAACAGTTTTAGAATCGGCTCCGAAAGACACGTCAAGAACGTAAACAACATCTAAGTCACGCACTTTGTTGATAACTTTCTTGACATCATCTTCATACGAATACGGGATATAAATAACATCCCTGTCTTTACTGTTTTCGTACATAGTTACTATGGCTGCCGATACAACGCCATCTAAATCTGATTTATGATAAACTATCGCTGTTTTCTTTACTTTCATGATACAAACTTATATATTTTATACTACCGTCTTCTAATGTCTCTATTTTTATAACATCACTATATGAATTGAAATTCTGATCTTTATCAATCCTTATATTCAGCACATCATCTACGGTTGCAGTTTTTCCATCATCGGTTTCAATCTTATAAAAATCTTTTAAAGTGATTTTTATATTAAGACCAACACCATATGGATTTTCAAGGATATATATATAGCCATTATTTAAAATAACTATTCCTTCACTTGTATGTTCTTTGGACAATACATATTCTAAATCAAGATCTTTATCCAAAAATGTAGTAATATCCATATAGTCAATACCGGAATTATAGGCACATACCTTATCCGAATCAGAGAACTGACCTGGCAGACCACTGGCGTCCCCGACCATCAACGAACATCCCTTAAGTTGACTGAAATTCATACCGCGCATTACCGTGTCTTTACACTTCATAAGAATATCATCAATCATGCCCGTGTTAGGCTTCCTCATCGGATTTTGTTCGTCATTTGAATAACACAACCTTTTTTCATATAAGACGCCTCTTATGCCTCTCTTTACCGCCAGATCATGTACGGACCTCAGTACGTATTCTATCTTAGCTTCAATATCAGTTCCAGAAACAAACCCGGCTTCTACTCCTCCTTGATTGCTTACGATAGCAAACACCTTAACACCGTTCTCCTGCATGAGATCAAGAGCCTTATTCACCACATCCATCTTAATCCTCATATCTGTCAAGTCTGTAGCGAACGTATTCCCAGAAGCGGTTTCTATAAGCGTTCCATCAAAATCAAACAATAATATTCGTTTGGATTTTATATCAATATCTTGTACCATATCATTCTCCTTTTTCAAACTTACTTTTCTTAATCTCTCTAGGAACCAGACAAAACACTCCATCTTCGTCCTTAACCTTCACAATATCATAAACCGCATACTGATTATCACCGATATCCCAACCTAACGAAGACAGTACATCACGGAGGTAAATACGTCTATATTTCTCACCTTGTTTATTTAATAAAAACGATCTCTCGTCTTCTACCTTAGAAGGAGCTATATACAAATTAGAATCCAACACCCCTTTAAACTCAGCTCCTTCTTCCATACCAATCAGAACCGCATCTTCGATACCCATCCATTTCAGATTGTCCACCGATATGGTCATAATCCGATCTTTGCTAATAGAAAGCTTTCTGATTTTAGCTTCTTTTGTCTTAGAGCCGACATAGGTCTTACTGCTTAAAAAGTTTATCTTCATGATATAATGTCTTTAAATTGTATCGCAAATATACATAATAATATAAACAATACAATTTAAAAACAATTAAAATATGATATTATAATACAGGTAATTTTTTGAAGTGATCTGGAACCAATTCAGATATGATTCCACGGAAAGCAAGGCGCGAACCGAAGTACGAACTCGCGCTCAACGCGCTGCGAGACGCATACGCATACGCCACGCCACTACTCGTATCCGAGCCGGAATAGGAGCGCGCCAAAACAATGGAGTTGCTCGATGTCTGACTATAGTAATCTGAATAATGCGTGGAATCGCTACCGCCAACATTTGTAGGCACCACATCGAAAAACGGACCGTTTTCCGCTGCGATATTCGTTATCCAGCCATTGGAAGTCCCGGCGTTCACATTGCGAGTCGATCCGTCCGGATCGGTGATTTTCCAAACTCGGTTGTTGATTTCTACACCTTCAACCCATTCATAGATACCACCAAAAACCCCTTCCAAACCTAAGCCGCAAACGTACTTTGAACTTTCGTTTTTGGTATCCGCACAGCCGGTTGCGTTGCTGCTTCCCGTTGTTGTAGCCGGATTATTATTTGCGCCACCTAATCCTAATACAGATTGAATATTACGTGTTTTGTACTTAGCATACAACATCATAGCAATCACGCAATGTTGTTGAAAATCTATCATCTGAAACCCGGTACCACGCGCTTTTGCATAACTTTTAAAATCATTGAATGATTTTGAAGTTGTAGGAGTAACACCGCTCCAGCTATATAGTCTATTTAAAGACACATATCCTTTATATGCTCCAACAAGAGACTGCGGAACATGGATGTAAGTGCCATCAATATCATGATCAGCAAAATGATAAAGAAATCTATTATCATCCACCTTATACCACTTATACCAAAATTCAAGGAGAACGACCATCACATCACCTTCTTGTCCGGTAAGGACAGCCGGACTACCATCAAAATAGAAGTTACTGTCGTTATCTTTTAATCTACATACAAAAACCTCTCCTCCTCCCATAGCACTCTTGCAAAGAACTCTATAAAAGCCACTGGTAAGAAGCCTATATAAAAAATCGAAGTCTTCGCTTATTGTTATATTAGCCGGATCTGATACTGATTTATCAAAAACCATGAAATTATCAGTAGGAAGATTACCCCCCCCCATTATTTTATTAAAAAATCTTCTTCTCATGATTGTCTTATATTTTAGGTCAAATATAGCTTTTAATTTATAAACATGAATAATATGATTTTCGTGTAATAAACCTATATTTGTCAAGATATTAATTAACTACAAAATTATTTATGTCATGGCAGAAATGAAAATAGGTTTTGTAACCTTCAATCCGGGATCAGGTGATGGTGATCAGGCAGTTACCGTATCAGGTGAAAAATACGAAGGTCGTGTACAGCGCACGCAACAAGTAGAATTTGGTGCTGAATCAGGCGGCGTTAAGAAAAGTGCTACCATTAACCAATCTCCGGTAGCTGAGTTTGTAAAAATAGATCCTACTGCATCCGTGGGGAAAGAAGGTGGTACTGTAACGATCAACGGTACAAGTAACTCAACTAAATTAACGTTCTCCTTAACTCCGGACGGAGATCATCCTCTGACGTTGGAATTGCCAGCCAATTATCAGGCGGCAGGCAAGGCTACCAACAACGGCGCTACTATCGCCGACGACCCTGGTGCGACGGGATCATTTGCTTTCAGTATCGTATTTTCCGGTATTGCAGAGAACACTGATGTAAACGATCTGGTAAACACTCTTAAGGTAACGGCCGAAGGTGGTCAGACGGCTAATACAGTTATTACCCAGACAGCAGGTGATCCGTTCTTGGAAATAGACAAGAATGTAATTAACTTGGATGCAAATGGTACTCCTCAGACTATCAATGTTAATTCTAACATCAGGTGGACTATCACGCAAGCTGTTTCTAGGTTGGTAAGGAAAGTAATGAAATAACAATTACTTATAGAAAAATAAAAGGGACGTCTATTTGGCGTCCCTTTTTTCTATGCATTGTATGTAGTATTTATCTTTTTGCCTACTGACAAAAATCTTTTTGAAAATCATCTGCCTTCTGATATGGACTCTTTTCCCGTCATCTAATTCTCTCCATATTTCATTAAAGATCAAATCTATTAATTCCATGACCTTCTTGTCAGAGACAAGATTCTTCCTACCGGGGCTAACCCATCCATCATCAGTCATCTTACCGGCTATTCTATTAGCTATCCTGCTTAATTCACGTGGGGTGCTCATTTTAATACGTTTTTAAATACTCTACCTTTTTCACACTGAAGTATGCAGTCTCTCATGGGATGATCTTGTTCGTGATCGTCACACATAGGAAATTCATTTCCATAAGGGAAAGCAATGTGCGGGCACTGCGCCCTGAACGCATCCCGGGCCGACTTCCTTACAGCCTCAGCTCCGGCACGCACGCCCTTCTCTCTTTCCTTGGCCGGGTCAGCATACACGTTTGAAATAGCTCTTTTCTTCCAAGTAAGCATATTGTAGTAAAACTTATCCACCAGTTTCCTACCCACTACATCAAACTTCTGTCTATGAATTAAAGGTGCGACCTTAACGACGTTCTTCCTATTTTTACTGACATCGACATAAATCAGCCCGGCATAAGACGGAACTTCACTTACGTCAATCATATTAGGCGGACAGGCGTAGTAGAAATAGTTTGGAGGATAGCTTATGACACCACCTACCTTAATAATGCCGTCTTTAAGAACCTTATGTTTTTTATCCTTTTTGAAGTCGTTAAAGAAATCTTGTTTAGACATCTTGACCTCTACTTCATAAGCGTACAATGATCTTGTTATGGCCAGGAAGTCAGATTCCCAATCATATATATGAAGATTGTTAATAACATACATCGGATTACTTAGCAGATCCCTATTAAGGATCTTAAGCATTTGTTGCTCTGGGTAGTTCATTGTCTTACTTTTTTAGAGGCTTGTGGCGGAATCGAACCGCCCTACGAGGTTTTGCGGACCCCTGACTAAACCACTCATCCAACAAGCCATGTAGCCCAACCGGGAGTCGAACCCGGAACTAAAGTTTAGGAAACTTTTGTTATATCCGTTTAACTACCAGGCTATTTAATGTTTGCTATGTTCACACACCGCAAACACTGAGATAATTAACATTTCCACAAAAACTTATCGTTATCCAAGGAGGATTCGAACCTCCGCTAACAGAACCAAAATCTGTTGTGCTACCACTACACCATTGGACAGTGGTCCCGGAGGGATTTGAACCCACGATCTTGCGGTTATGAGCCGCCTGCTTTCACCACTAAGCTACAGGACCTTAAAAATATGCAGGAGCCTTCACAGACGCCTGCATATAACAGCTAAATATTAACCAATAATTATCCTAAAAACTCTCTCAACGCAAAGTTAAGTACTAACCCATAATATGGCAAACATTAAAATATAAAAAGGATTAAAATACCTACTTCTTTTTTTTCTTCTTCTTTTTAGTGTCTTTTACTCGTTCAGCTTCGTTTTCTGGCTCCACAATATCACCGGCTTCTTCCTGAATCACATCCGTCTCAGGAACAACATCAGACTTCTCCGACTCAGCCACATCCTTATCTGCCTCCTCATCTTTATCCAATTCCGGCTCAGCGACATCGTTTTTGTCTTTACCGATTATACCTATCTGGTAGCCTCTTAATTCTACTTGCATTAATTTCAGCTTCGATTCTAACTCTTGTATTGTTTTGGACCCAACCGAAACCTCGTTTTCCAAATCTCCGATTCTGATCCTGGCTTCAATCAATGCATTTGATTTCTTTTTTAATTCAAATGATATACTGTTTTTCTTTTCTTCCAAGTTACTGATTTTGTAATTAGCCTCATCAAGATCGGACTTAGCTTTGTCAAGATCAGCCTTGGCCGCATCAAGTTCTTCCGTTTTCTTCTTGACGCTTTTTATCAGCTTTTTCTGATTTTCCTTCAAGGCGTCAATCTTTTCCTTAGACTCAGAAAGATCTTTGCCAATAGATAAAATCTCTTTATCCTTTGAAGCGATATCTGACTTAAGTTCGGAAAGCCTTTCCTTGTAAAAATCAGCCTTATCCTGCATTTCCTCAATTTCTTTTGCAAGATTTTCGGATTTAATAGCTTTCTCCCTGTACATTGACAGCTTGCTGTCTGTGATGAATGTAAAACCTAACATGCTCATTTTCAAAATATTTAAACATTACTTAACTCCAGAACTACCAAGACCTTTTTCTCCACGTTCATTTCCGTCTTCTACCTCAATATCTGTCACCTCTTCCAATACCATTTTGTATTGTGGAACGATTTCCATCTGAGCTATTCGATCGTTTTTGCGGATTACGGTCGGTTTTTTATTGATTTTAGTAAGATTAACCATATACTCTCCTTTGTAGATAAATTCGCATTTGCCAGGAGCGTTAGTAACTACCACTCCCTCGTCAAAAGAGAATCCAGATCTTCCTTCCACATTCACACACCAACCTTCTGGTATATTCAACTTGAATCCTGTTCCGATTCTAACAGAATAACCTTGATATAAGGTAATTGATTCAAAATCGGAAGGAACATCTATTTCTACTCCCATGTCATTCATCATCTTCACTACTCTATATGCACGAATATCACAACAGGCATCACCATCATGTTTGTATTCAGGTGCCACGACATCAGGATACAGCTTCTTAATACCTACCTGAACAGTCTTCTGATACCCTGGAGTCAAATACGATTCAGGTATTTTATTAACGACCTTATCCTCTTTTTTATGTTTGTTGTTCTTTTCAGAAACAGTATCCTTCTTATTATCTTCTTTTTCATAAAGAAGTCTTTCAATATCTTCTAACTTATCCATAATCATATTTTTATAGTACAATAAACAATACCTTCTTTTTTTATGTCCTTCGTTGATTCATAGCACTCACGAAAAGTACTTATGTCTGCATCATTAGGATCATCGACCCACTCATCTCCTTGCTTATATTTTTCTCTGGTTTCTGAGTAGATCATACATAATTTATCCCCATGCTTCGCCATAATCCTTTCTTCTGTCACTTTCCTACGAAGTTTAATAAGGGGAAATCTTGTAACTATTTCTACTGTCATTCTACGCTATCTTTAAAAGCCCAAGAGATGTTATTCTCCTGGGCTGATGTTTATATTAAAATGGAAGGTCATCTTCTTCCATAGGAGGAAAGTTCGGCATCTGTGCTTGCGGCTGCGTCTGATGCTGAGGCTTGGTGCTCCTTGTAGTAGGTGCCTGGGCAGGTGCAGCAGGCTGAGCCGGTGCCTGATACTGTGCTGGCTGTTGAGCAGGTTGTTGGTAATTCTGATACGGAATAGCACTCGGAACAGACTGGGGTTGTTGAACCTGTTGAGGAGCGGCCGGCTGCTGGGTATAAGTCTGAGGGGCTGTAGGTTCTTGCTGAGTATTTCCTCCTAAACCTAATTTAGCCATTATACCTGCTCTTATATCTTTAATAGAAGCATTGAACCTGTTTGAATATTCAGTAATCTTCTGATAAGTAAAGTTGTTTTGAGCTGAATAATCGAGGCTTTTCTTGCCATCAAATCCTGTAACTTCAACAGGGTCAGGCCAACCATTTACGCCTTTTTTATAAAAACGTTCAACAAGCTGATCTTCTTCTCCGTCTACTCCGGCATATGCGATAATAAGTTCCGAAGATCCAAACTCGTCATCTTTCTTCTTCTTAAAGACATTGAAATAAATCTCACGACTAAAATCGATGTTTTCGTAGTATTTTACGAAGCTCTTAACAAAGCCCTTGATATTTCCTTTTTGATTTACAAGAGGTATGGAAATACAATAGTTTTCATTAAGCTCGTAATCTTTCAACACGATAAGGAAATTAGTAACAGTATTTCCATTAGAAAAAGTACTTGACTTTAACCCGATATAGTTGATATACCCAACTATTCCATTATAATACTCTTTCCAGTATCCTGCCGGCTGACCGCTATTAGGATTTATGTGCTGAACGAAACCTTCTTTCGGTTCGTTACTTTTTTCATACAAGTTACCATCCGAATTAATATACAGATAATAAGTTGTACCAAAACTTCTGTTTTCTCTAAAAGCCATATTATTATTATTTTTATAGATTATACAATGTTTGATTTAAGACGTATGTTGATTCGTATTTAGGATTGAACATCTTTATCATCTTATACTGATCAGACCAATCCATAATAACATCTCCTTTTATAAGAGATTTTACGGATGAAAGTATATTTTCCTTACCGATAGAAAAATTAAAACACGGACCTTCAAGCGCATTTAAAGGCATTGATTCCATTATTCTTTTTCTATTTCCAAAATCCTCAGACATTACCGTTATACCGTTTTCTTCATCTACCTTGACATTAACAACATTATCCACTAAAGTCATAGAATTAAGAACAGATATAAACAAATCCCTGTCAAACTTAACCCTCGACGATTTTTCGAATTTATTACATACGTATTCGTAGTTAGGATACTGTTGTTCTACGTTCATATCCGATATAATCACATTATCAAAGCATAAGAACGTCCTAACGCCATCTGTGGAAATACTGATCTCCGTATCCTTATCAGATAGAAAGCGATACAAGATAGAAGCCGCAACCTCACTTAGCATAATCGACCTTTCTTCTACCGCATTAGCATACTCTTTCCTGTTTATAAACAGACGGAACATATCAGTAGAAACAATGTCAATATAATCCTTCTTCACATTAAGAAGAATCGAGCATATAGCCGGTCTAAATTCATCCGATCCAACAAACGCAAAAGATCTTTTCATAGACTGAATGAAAGATGAGCTCATAACACGAATACCATCACCTACAGGATAAAAGAAATCAGGGAAAGCCTTATCCTCAATCCAAGTAGAAGAAAAAGATCCTCTATCGTATTTAAAAACGATACTGTAATCGTTTTTAATCTCTATCTCTATATCCTGGTTATGATTTTTAAAGAATGAAATAAGAGTCCCGGCATCTACTAAAAGAGAAAAATTCTGGTCACAAGAAATATCGGTATTCACATCGAAAATATCATCCGTATATGTTATACGTTCGTTCATGGCTTGTATCCGGATATGATCAAAATATAAAGTAATTTTTATATTCGATGTGACACAATCCTTTAGAACCTTATCAAACATCTTTGAAATGTTTGAAAGTTTCTCATTCATTAGTATGCCAGGAACTCTTACTTTCATTTTTTAAAACTTACGATTATGATTATCTAACACTGCAAATGTATTATTTTAAAATCTAATTTTGAATTAATTGGATTTAAAATGATTTAAAATAGATTAAATGGTTCTTCTTGCTGCTTCTGCTATAAGCATCGCATCAACTATACCGTCATGGGCTGTCTTACATCTTTCGTTTTTAACGAACGTATCGTTTGGCCACAGCCTTTTAGCGCAAGCCAATGACGTTTTCTTAGTATTTACCTTACTGGCTTCCATGACCTTATCAGAATGCGTCCAAACCAATTTCTGCCATGTTTTAGGGGCTATGAAATTAACGGAGCAACTTATGTCCGGAAATGCCATGCAGAGGGACAGGAACAGCCCATGCAGTTCGCCTTTGTTCTCCATAAGAGAGGCTGTAGAGGACGTGCTGACCCCGTACAGTGCGTGGACGTCCTCTATGACAAACACTACCCTATCAGGATTGTTTTCTACGATCGTATCCCGGCAAAAAACATATTCTTTAGTCAAGTCTACTGGTCCTGAAGCTGATATTCTTGGAGTTGAGATTCTCGATATTAGTTTGCTGTCTTGATCGATGCAGGCTATGGCTCCATCTTTTCCTGGGTCTGCTGCTATATATAATACCATAATGTATCAATTTAGATTCATGTCGATTTTACCAATGCTATCGTCATCTTCAAAGCCTCCATTGTCTGTAAGTTCGTAATCGATAGCCACAGCACCATTACTAAGAATGTAAAATCCTTTAAACTTCTTTCCTATTTCAATAGGATACACTACATTTACATCTCTTCCAATATCCTCAAACGGCATAGCAATATCTTCTGTTTCAGCTTCTTTTTGTTTTGCTAATACACCAACAGGTATATTTTTACCTTTTATAGAGGCGTATGTAACCATATACAGAATATCGTTATTGACAAACGCCCTATCACTACTCACCTTATCCAAGCTGACATATATAATATGTTTTATAAAACTATTGATATCTCCACATATGTTAATAGCTTCTACTTCTTTAGGAATAACGACTTCCACTTCTTCTGGTTTTATATTTTTCTTTTTCATTGCATTAACCTTTTTGTATTTTGTTTTACTTCTTCAACAAGATCCTGATCTTTCATCATTTCCTGCTTAAGTTTCTCATTATCCTTAATTCTTTTCACCCTATCGGCAAGAATCTTCTTATATTTCTTATCCGATATTTTAATAAACCAAGGACAGTTCCTTGATGGAATCCTTTTACATGGATAGTCAGTGAGACCGTTCGGTCCAAACTGCTCGCATCGGTTACATTTCTCTTCGCCCGTCATTGTAATTATATTTTAGGAAAACATTCTTCAAGTTCTCTATAAGAGCACTCTACTACAACAGAATCTCCTTTAGGGAGAAATACTAAAATAGAATCGATAGAAAAAACACTATCTACTTTTCTTACAAGTTGGCCATGTTTGTAAGAAGACATGACCAACCTAATTCCATACGCATCTGAATAAGACCCTTTCCTACATGGAAGTATGTTTTCAACAATATAATCAAAACCTCCGATATTAACTTCATCTCCGGCATTGATTTCCATTAGAGGAACCATCTTAACTCTACGATCTATGCTTATTTTCATTTCGCAACCTCAAATTTGATTTGCTCCTTCGGTTCATAATTCCATACTTCAAAATCATCAGGAGTGAAATCATAGAATCCTTTCCCTTCCATACGAGACGAGATAGTAACCTGCGGAACCGGCCCGAAGAGAGATCGACGGAGGAGCTCGTTTGCCTGCTCTTCGTGACGGTCATATACATGCATATCTTGAATGAAGTGCGTAAAAATAGCCGGCTTCAGGCCTGCGTCGTGAGCGAACATCATCATAAGTGCAGCATATTGGGCTACGTTCCATAGACCGGCAACAATAGCATCCTGGCTACGTTGATAAAGAGTCATATACAGCTCATCTCCTTTAACAGATAAATTGATCTGAAACGCACATTCTTGAAGAGGTTTTAGTCCATTGGTTTCAGGATCGAACATGGATGCTACTATTCTTCTTGACGAACGATCATTCTTGAGTGACCAAAGAATGAAGTCTGTTTGGTTAAGAAAACCGTAAAGACCATCATGGATATCTGTCATACCATCTGGAGCTTTTCCGGTACCCATATAAACATGTCTGTTCACCATATCTCCATAACATCCTTCGATCTTTCCATTATCATCAGCCCACTGATCCCATATATGGAGACCAAGTTCTTTGATGTCTACCGATCTTTTTTGCCAAATCCACAAGATTTCTTTTATGGAGTTTTTAAGATTAGTAGGTCTAAGCGAACCAAGAGGAAATTCCCGGCGAAGATTGTACTGGTTGCATACTTGCAGGATACGCTTCACCTTGACGCCTGTCCCGTCACCGTAGACCGGACGCTTCACTTCTTCCCACGGCTGGCTCATTATAAGAGCCAAATTGTCTTGAAATATTTTATCTACTCTTGCCATATTCTTATTAGGTACTTATATACTATAGTATCACCATCTCAAGGTTATGCCAACAAACAAGAATCATTAAAAATTCTAAGAAGAATGGTTATAAAGACGATTAATTTCTTCTTGTTCTAAACACGGACCACCTACAACTTTCTCTGTCGCTTTTCTTTGTCTAACAAAATCTTCAGCTTCGGAAAAAGTTGTAGCATAAATATATCCACCATACTTTTCTCCATTTATATCAAATTCTGTCACAAACTTCTTTTGTTTTTCTTCTTTTGTTTTCATAACTATAATTTTTAAAAGCGAATAATTGATTGATTTATAAAAAAATAAAGCGGTGATAAACTAAGTTATCTTAACCAACCACCATCCAGTCATCAGCCAACATATCTGATTGCGAAGCTAACCATCCGTTTACGATATTATCGTTAGCATCTTTCATGCACAGATAAGCGCAAAATTTAATCATGTTGGTTTCAGTTACGTCATAATAATCGTTTACGTATTTTTTAAACGAATCTGGCAATGACTTTACTTTATTAACTATCATATCAGTAGACAACCAATCTTCCGGGCGCTGGAATACGAACATACCTTTTCCATTCCATCCGGCACGTGCAATCAACGCACCTTTTTTTACTTCTTCTAAAGCTTCTCCAAATTTCATAACTATATTTTTTTATAAATTAAACTCTGCAAAATCTATTTCAGATCCGGTTGACAAATTAATCATTGACTTTTCAAGCTCTTCCATTGGAATAGGTTCAACAATTCCTTCGTTTGAAAGCGTTTTATTATAGAAATCAATAACCACCGGATCACTTGTCTTTACCGTTTTAGGGATAGGTTGACGAAGATACATTCCGTCCAAACTTTTCACTCTGGAAAGAGCCGTATATAACTGTCCTGTTTCAAAAGAGTTCGATACGTCCATCATGGCAGAATCTAACGTAAGACCTTGGCAGCGATGAACAGTTATCGAATAACCGGCTTTTATCGGATACTGAACAATAGAACCAATAACTTCAGATTCTACCTTATATCCATTTCTGACGTATTTTACTTTATCGAACGAGCATGGTGTGATAATAACCTTAACATGCTCCTCATCTTTAGGACGGTCAAGAACGACTTCAATCTCCCCATTTTTAATAGAAGACACAACGCCAAGAGAACCATTGACGTACTCTCCTCCGTTTCTTGTTATCATAACCCTTGACCCTTCTTTTATAAGAAGGGTCTTTTCCACAGGTGCTTCTTTAGGGTAATCTCCTTTTATAATAGCTTCAAATTTTCTTAAAGATCCAGGTACGGAATTTATCCTCATTTCATTAATGGCCGTAGCCTTGGCATTAGTCGTAACAATCTCAACATATCCGGCGCCATTTTCAGGCTGAATACATCTGCTGTTTAGCGTAGTAAACACATCATCGTCCATATGACCATCGCGTACCTTATTAAGAACACTAATAAACTTCTCATCTTTCTGACGATATATTTTTTCAAAAGACACCATTTCCATACCAGAAGCCATAAGAGACTTCGAACTAAAGAAATAAGATGTATCGTATATTTCTCTAAAAAAATCCTCTTTAATCACAGGAGGAAGCTGAAACAGGTCGCCTACCATAATAAGTTTAACGCCGCCAAACGGATCCTTGTCTCCTCTTGCATAACGAAGTATATCAGCCACGTTGTCAAGAAGATCAGGGCGAACCATAGAAATCTCGTCTATGATAAGATATTTTATATTCTGTAAAATCTTTTCGGATTCTCCTCTGAACTTGTTTTCACAATTGTCCATAAACTTGCCATTTCTTATCTCTGGAATGTAAGGCTGCATTCCAATTCTGAAAAAAGAATGAATGGTTTGACCCCCTGCATTAACAGCAGCAATACCTGTAGGAGCAACAATAACCGCATTTTTTAATGCCGGTACGATACGCTTGATGAAAAAACTTTTTCCTGTTCCAGCCCTACCGGTTATAAACAGCGGTTTAGGTGACTTACAAATAGACTTAATAGCCTTCCCCTGGGCGACATTACCTTCGGACATAACTGAACGAAGAACGCATTCCATTAGTTTTTTGTTGTAATTTGATGCCATTTTATTTCTGAATTTGTTTACAAAACAAAAGTATGAAAATAAAATAAAACATAAAATATAAAATGAATTAATTAGGATTAAAAAGAAATAATAAGCTGGATAAGTAGTTTTGAATCAGATAGTAATATGGTTTTGTATAGATATGGTTATGGCATAGTAGTGGCTAACGGGTGTTTCCGTTGATGTTCTACGAGATTATCGTTTTTCGGCTCTGTCGGCGACCACTAAGAACAGACACTCTCTCAAGTACCAAACATTACAATGATGAATACTGAGATGAAGGATAAAGATAGGTATCATTATAGAATGATAGTTCTTCAAATGGTATATCCTTGAATACAGATTCACCATCTAATTCTTTATCATTACCTACTGTTGTATTGTAATTAGGTAATGATTGGATAGATATATCCATATTCTCTATCTTTTCCTTAAACTGTTCTGCCTTAACATACGTATAGATGTCTTCGCTTACCGAACCAACCGCTTTAGCCATCTCGCCGGCGAACTCAGCATACATATCCCGTACCTCATTAAAACCTGACTTTTTGTCAGGAGTGGTATTGTTATAGGATTTCATTCTCCTACTTACCCTACCACAGACCCCGGCAACGGACGTCCCCACCTCAGCACAGCAGGCTTCCGCATCAGCCATGCCTGCCTTTACCGTGGCTACCTTCTCCTTACTCCATCCACTAACCTTGTCGTATGATTGTTTAAGACGGTTTAAGAACATGTCCATTCTTCGCTTCTTATCTTCTGCTATGATAGCGCGATAGTACTTTCTTATAATCTGGTTTTGTGTACTTCGCTCATATCCTTCCCAGAAGTCTTTGTGCGCTTCTTTAGCCATAACAGAAGCCAATGACCTTGCTTCTTCTTCTTTTGTCTTTTTACGATCTATGCCAAGGATTTCGCCATATTCTGAAACAACTTCTTCTGCATTCAAGAAACGTAGGATATGAGTGTTGTCTTTTAAGAAGAAATTGAAATCGTCTTTCTTACTCACTTTTTCTTTTTCTCCTTTCTCTATATCCTTCTCTCCAAAATACCATCTGTTTGTTGCTCCTTTTTTATACAAGGTCCAGGTATTTGCTATTTGCCAGAAAACTGCTCCGTGCCTATATACCGGAATCAGCTTACCTATTGGGTAGTTATGTTCGTTTGCTTCAATGTAAGCACGAGGATTATCTACGTATGTTATAAATTGTATGTTTTCGAACCTTTTTACGAGCTTGTCTTGTATCGCCACACTGACAATCTCTTTCGCTTTTGTTAGTCCTACATTCAAGTACAAGGCAATTGTTTTATTACTTATCGTCGAATCAATTAATCCATAATACGAGTGGCTTCCGTCTACGACCTCAGTCTGAGAGTTTGTCTCTCCACTGTTCAGTACAGATTCATTGTTTCTGACTAAATTAACAAACATCGCCTCTCTTATCCTGTCAAGGACTTTTTCATGGTTTGTTATTTCATTTTTCTTTATCTTAATTAAAATCCTATTCTTTGGAATATTTATTTTCCCGCATCCGAGAGTAAGTTGTACGCCATTAACACGATATCTTCTTGCTACAAACGTACTATCCGTCATACGGAACAGTTCGTCAAACATCGGATGTCCTGTCATGTTCTTGAACTTCGAATATCCGATTCCAAGTTTATGAAGAAGATCTTTCTGGTTTTTGAATCTTATTCTCGAATCCCGGCGGGAGATTTTTATCATACAGTATAAAGCATACAATTCCATGAACAACGAATCATCTGACCACTGTTCCAAAAGTCTAAGACTTATATTTACGCTTCTATTTAACTGTATCCTCATCTGTAACAAAAAAAAATCGGATGGATTTTTGGGGATATCCATCCGATTCATGTCTTTTTTCGTTCGGAAAATCCCAAAACCCCGTTACAGACTTGAGAAGCAAACAATGAAAGACGATTAATATTTTTTTTATCATTCATTATTTATTTCCTAAATCTGTAACGTACAGCAAATATAGAAACAAATAATGAATATCAAATAACAAGATCTTATTTTTTTAATGCTACAGTGCAAATATCGGGACAAATCCTGAACCAATCATCATAAAATACGTTAATTTTATATTTATAAATTCTTAATCCTTATCTTTGTATCAAAACGATAATCTCATGAAAGAAAGTGATAATAAAGATGTTAGTAATAGGGCTTATAGGCTTTTAGTACCTTATTCCAATACGGTAGATATGGCTAAGAAGATACTTCTGTTTTATAACGGATACCTAATGGCTTCCGGCAATGAGAAGAATGTAATAGATGCAAGGCACTTAAATCTTCTTGCCTATTATTTTGTGTTTGGATATTCGTATGAGACCAAGAAGAAGTTTTCTCATTGTTTCAGTACCGATCTTCAATATGTATCGGTTTTGGATACGGAGATGAAGAAGCGTGGTATTTTGATTGACCGTGAAGGGAATTACAGGACAAGGTGTTTGTGCCCGGATATAGAGAACATGCGCCGTCTTTTTGTATTGGAGGGTTCAAGAGATCAATGTGCGTTGGTTTCTTTATTTTACAGAAAGAAAACTTTTGAATCCGATGCCGAAGAATGATTTCCCTATATCATTTGAGTCACATATTATAGATGATGTGATGGATAAGACCGGGGGCGTTTACGACCGAAACCAAATACGTGACGTTTTCAGAGCCAGTATTTCTTATGCCAATAACTTATGTACGTACACAGATAACGTGTCTGTATCGTTCCCGTATGTGGGTGATATGGTTTGTAACCTTCATGAGATGGAGAGGCGCAAACACAATCTTGAGCGTCTTAAATCCAAGGTAGAAAAATTATCTAAGTATCAGGAAAAAGAACTTCAGTGCCTTGATATTAAGATAAGGATGATAAAGGATGCTTATGACTCAGGTGAGATAAAAGGTGGGGATATGTTGATAAAACACAACAAATTATCTATCTTTAAATCTCGTAAGGGTCATAGTTTTAGTGAAATACAAAATATTCAAGAACAGGAATTTAACAGATAAGTTATGAAAAAAATTTTGCAAGCGGAAGTTATATACGATGCTTTTATGGATACGATATTAAAAAAACTTCCAAGAAAAAAAGAAGATTATCCCGATTGGTACAAGGAACGTCTTGAAAAGTGTGAGGGATGTAAATTCAATACCAAGAACGTCCCTAACTCTATGCTTCCTCTTTCTTTATACGTAAGCAAGAAAATAGGTAAAAATCGTTGTTCGGTATGTACGTGCTTCATCAAGCAGAAGGCCTGGAGCAAGACAGAGGAGTGTGCGCTTGGGGAGGGGCTTCCCCGTCCTTCGTGGATGGATCGTCAGTATTCTATTGATTTTTATGATGAGAAGTCAAGATGGAACAGGTTAGAACTTATTACAATGGATTCTGATGAATTTAATGTTATTTCTACAGATGACAAGCAATACAATATTGACCTCTCTAAAGACGGTAAATCATTTGAAATCATTTTCGAACCGGTAGAAAAAGGGAACAGTATAAGGTTTTCATTTGTTCTTGAGTCGAAGCATGATATGAAGATAACAGCATCAGAGACATCTTGTGGTTGTACGTCTTCTAATTTGAATATCATAGACTCCCGTCACTTTAAGTTCAATATAGAGATACATACAGCAGGATTTGGAATAGGAAGATTCGTAAAGCACATGACTATTCACTATCAAAAAGATGGGTCTAAAAAAGAGGAAAAAATTCCGTTTAATTTTGAAGGTACTATAATTCAAAAAAGTTAAGTTATGGGCGGATGTGGTAAAGCAAGGCATTTACAATGCGAGGATAAAAGGAAGTCCTTATTTTCTATGTTGCAGGCATCTTGTGACGATCTCCCTGATTATTCTGCCGGGGACATTCTCTATGCCGTACTTAGATCTTTTGCAAAGAAAAGAGGATTGTCTGTTTCTTTTTTAAGGACGCTGACAGACAGCGAGCTTTTTGAAGTGGCTGATTATAATTTATCAATAGAGTTGATGGACGTTATTATTCATGATAAAAAGGTTCTTGACAATGAAGAAGATTGATTTTGATTCAGATATAAAGCATCTTATTTCTTATTACAACCATCTACTGTCTGCACAAGATAAGGTGGGAGAGGAGATGGAAGAGCTAACTAAGGATATTATTAGGAAAAAGGATGAGGAAGACAACATAGAGTTGGAAGACTTTATTGATTTAGAAGAAAAATCGTTTATGACCAACTTGTATCAACAAGAGATAATGAAAGTATCTTCTTCTGTCAAGACCGTCTACAGGTTGTCTATTAACGCCGGTCATAATCTTAATATAGATGATGACAGCAAGAAGGTTCTTGACAGGATAGTAAACGACGGAGAATCGGATTTTATTATGTACGTTGACAATAATACTGATTCTGTTATGTTCAAGGAAGAATCTGTTGAGGAAGGAATAAAAAACATGTGCAAGTATCGTGTTGATCCATCTTCTCTTGAAGACAGATTTAATATGCTTAAGTCTCAGTATGAGGCTTTTTTAAAAATAGTTAACAATGAAAGCAAGAAAGCCGACTAACGATGATGTCTCTTACGTAGATCGAAAACTTCTTGTGCTAAGGGATCAGATAGATAAGGCTGAACGTTATCTATCTGAAAATCCTTGGGATAAAATAGAAGATTCCGATAAGAGGGAGAAAGAATTTAGGTTTCAAAAGAGCTTGTCTGATAGCTTAATGCAATGGACTGAATCTTATATTAAGATGTGTGGGATAATGGATGTCTATAATCAGCTTGAGGCTGCCAAAAATAAGAAAAGCCTAAAAGGAGGACAAACAGTATCAGGTATTCAGTCTTTTGTGAAGAATGAAGCTAAGAACAAGTTCAATAAGTAGTTTTGTCATGAATTTTGATAGCAAAGAACTTTATATAAATATGGGTAACGATATTCCGTTATGGAATGACCTTTATTCTTATGAAGAGCAAGACGATGATGTCAAGCAATTCTGGGAGAATGAGGCTATGAAACTCCTTAACGGTGTTACCATAAATGGTGTATTTATCCATCCTTGGCTATATTGGCATATCAATTTCTGGAAGATGATGATTGACGTAGGAGATGATCGTATTCCTGGAAATTCTCAGCTTCGTGATAATGAATGGATGTTTGCCGAATTTCTAAAGCAGGCTGAAGAAGAGAATAAAGGAATATTCATGTTCGGGTGCCGTCGTTTTGGAAAAGCCCTTCTTGACTCCGAGATACTTTATCTTGAGGACCGGGAAAAGATGATAGGAAATATCGTTGTAGGGGATAAGATATATGACGATAAAGGGAATTTGGTAGAAGTCGTAGGTGTCTATCCTCAAGGGAAAGTAACTACATACAGAGTCGTATTCGAAGACGGTCGTAACGTTATTTGCTGCGGTAATCATCAATGGCGTGTCAATCATGGAGGAAAATGGCATGTTAGGAGTCTTAGAGCCATAGCCGGATTGGATTATAAGAGTATGTCTATTCCAGTAGGTGAGGCCCTTAACTACCCTACGGCAAAGCTGCCGGTTCCGCCGTCGGCCTACGCCTCGATGCTGGCGGCTTATCTCGGTGGCTATGGTGGGGATATGTTTTTCGATAAATACATTTGTAAGAAATTTTTAAGATCGTCCATAGATCAAAAAAAAGATTTTATAGAAAACTTCATTCGTTCTTTCAGAAACGTAGTAACCGGAGAAGAAGAGCTTATGTTGTCTCATATTGACATGGATGTCATAAATTTTGTACAACGTATGTTTTGGGCTTCAGGTTGGTATGCTAAATTGGAGGGGAACAAACTTATACTATCAAGGAATCGTAAGGAATTAAAAATAAGATCCATATCGATATACGGAAAGGAGCATGCCACTTGTATAACCGTTGATAATGACTCTCATTTATTTTTGACCACCAATTACATCGTTACTCATAATACGGCCATAATGAGCTCTCTTCTGGCTCGTAATGCAACAATGACGTACAATTTGACGCATAATGTTATTGGAGCAAGTAAAGAAGACCTTGCCAATATGGGAGAGTATCTTGAGTTTGGACTTGATAATCTTCCTCCTTATCTTACTATAAACAGGACCGGTAACGACTGGACTAAAGAAGTTGTTTTAGGTACAAGAAACATCAACAACCAACGTGATGTTCATGCCAGAATAAGAATTACCAACGTTGATGATGGAAAGACGCGAGGCTCATTGAAGACCGCAGGCGGAACTCCATATACGTCTATATATGATGAGGTAGGTAAATTTCCGGTGCTTGGAGCATGGCTTGCCGGTAGGCCGGCTCATATGATGCATGGTAGAATGAGGGGCGTTTGTTTGATGGCGGGATGTTGTTGTGCTGGTACAATAGTGTACAAATCAAACGGAGAACCGTGTAGGATAGAGGATTTAAAACAAGAAGATGGAATAATAGGATTCGATGTTGAAAACCATAAAATCATTAGTCAAAATATAGAATGGATAAAATCTCCTTCATTCAAATCATGTTTTAGAATTACTACAAAATCAAATCGTACATTGGAATGCAGCTTTGATCATCCTATAAAATGCGAATATCCAAATGGAAGGGATATTTTGTATGATGGGTATGTTTCTGCAAGTAATCTGATAAAAGGAGACGCTATATGGACTATTGATAACAATGGAAATAAATTATTGGATTATGTAGACAGTATAGATTTTATAGGAGAAAGAAAAGTCTATAATCTTACTGCATCAGATACTCACACTTATATAGCAAATGGTATTATAACTCATAACACTGGCGGTAATGTAGAAAAGTCTCAAGATGCCCAGAAAATCATGAACTCTCCGGACGAATATGGATTTATTATAATGAATTATGATATTCTAAATAAGAGAGTTATTAAACCAACATGGCGTATATGTAAATCTGGATGCTTTGTTCCGGCCCAGATGTCTCATGCGTATGAAAAGAAAGAAACGACTCTTGATAAGTATCTTGGAGTAGAGAATGCTCCCGGTCTTAAGAAGATAAAAATAAAAGTTTCAGACTTTGATAAAAATACTGGAATAATAAAATCACGTCTTGACGAACTTGTCAAAAAGGATAGAGCTTTATATGTCCAGGAACGAATGGCATTCCCTTTGTCTATAGATGATTGTTTCCTTAATACGAACGTAAATAGGTTCCCTGTAGAAGATGCGTTGAAGCACAAAAGCCGTCTTCTTGAAGAAGGTAGGCCTGGTAAAACAGTAGATATTTATCAAACAGACGGCATGAAGATGGGGTATCATTTTAGTGATAAGCAGCTTGCTGATTATCCGTTTCAAGGTGGAAATATAGATACTCCTGTTGTTATATACGAAGATCCACCAGAAGAAGGAGGTGTTTTTGATTTCACGTATGTGAGTGGGCAAGATCCATATAAATCAGACAAGGCTGATACTGATTCTGTTGGTACGTTTTATGTACTTAAAAGATATGTAAAAATCAATGATCCGTTCGCTTATTGTATAGTAGCATCATACGCATCACGTCCTCCATCTTCTGATGATTTTTGTCGTAATTGTGAAATACTTCAAGAAGCGTATGGAGCCAAGTGTCTTATGGAGAATGCCGACCGAATGTATGAACTGTATCTTACGAGACGAAATAAGCAGCTTATGTTGCTGGAAGATGGCGAACGTCTTGCCGGTAAGATTATCCGTGCTGGCGCCCGTCAGAACAACAAGCTTGGTTTGGCTCCTACGGTTCCTAATCAGCGCATGCTTTTCAATACCGTTATTCAATATTGCTGGGAGGATGTTGTTGTTGGGTATGATGATGATGGTAATGAAATAACACAGAAAGGTATTTACCGTATCCCTGATATAGAACTTCTTGATGAAATCATAGCCTTCGGCCCTGGGGTCAACACCGACCGTATCATAGCCTTCGGCCACGCTCTTCTTCTGGCTAAGTACTATGATGATATGGGTTACATGCCTGAAAGTACGACTCAGAAGGAGAATCAAAAGAAGAGAGAGCGCAAGAAGATAGAACAGGTCAAAGGATTTACGGTAAGAAGACATAACCCTTACAAAATGAGATAGGTAGAACAATTTACCTATCTTTGTAAAAAAAACATATAATGTAAAATAACATTAAAAATAATTGATTCTATTCTGTAATATAAATGGAATATGTATCTTAGAAATATGATTTATAGATAATATTTAATGTATTAAAAATCATGAGATTAGCATACAAGTTCAACATAGGAAACAATGAAAATATATCATCTCTGTGCAAGATTAGCAATAACTTGTACAATCAGGCATTATATATTTTCAGAGAAACACTTTCTAAAGAAGATAAGTGGTTGTCCTATTTTGAACTTGATTCTATCATGAAAAATACCAAGAATTTGGATGGAGATATTAATTACAAATTATTAAAGGCGCAATGTTCACAACAAATTCTTCGTATTCTTGATAAAAACATTAAAGGTTACTACAAATCGGTCCAAGATTACAAGAAAAATTATAATAAGTATAGGGAAAAACCAGGCCTTCCAAGTTATAGAAAAAGAGGATCTGAATTTAATTTGTATTACACGAATCAGAGCTGCAAAATAAAAGATGGAAAAATAATCCTATCAAAAGATATTTCAATAAGCATTCCTCAATATGAGAAGTATTCTGATTTGATAAAAGATTTCAAACAGATTAGAATAAAACCATTAGCATGTGGATATAAAATAGAAATCATTTATGAGGTAAAAGATACTGGAGTATCTAAATGTAGGGAAGAGAAAGTTGCTTCAATCGATTTAGGGATTGATAATCTTGCAACATTAGTAAGTGAGGATTTTACTGTTTTGTTTAGTGGTAAATTTGTTAAATCATACAATCAATTATTTAATAAAACACTTGCTAAATTAAATAGTATCAAGGATTTACAAAAGATAAAAGGAATAACAAAGCGAATAAAGAAATTATATTATGATAGGGAACAGTACATAGAAGATGTCTTTCATAAAATCAGTAGAAAGATAGTTGATTTACTTATCGATTCTAAGATAACAAAATTAGTTGTAGGCTATAACAAGGGATGGAAACAGAATGTGAATATGGGAAAAAGGAATAACCAGAAATTCACACAAATCCCTTTTGCGAGATTGATAAGTTACTTAGAATATAAATGTGAATTAGCTGGTATTGAAATAGTTATTCATGAAGAGTCATATACTTCAAAATGTGATTCATTGGCATTTGAGAAGATAGGAAAACATGATAGCTATTTAGGAAGAAGAAAGAAACGAGGATTATTTCAATCTTCTATAGGGAAACTCATTAATGCAGATGTCAATGGGGCATTAAACATTATGAGAAAAGTAGTCGGTGATTCCTGTGAATCTATTCAAAGGATAATCGATAGAGGGTTATTGTTTAACCCGGTAAGGATTACGAATGTATTTTACGAAATGAGTATATTTGGAAACTTATAAAGAAACATAATAGATTTTATTGAATTTAATATTTTTCATAACATAGCTCATGGAGTATTTTAACAGAGATCAGGCTTTTCCGGCCAGAGGAGTATTTTCAGGGTTGCCGGTGCAGGCGATACCTACTAAGAGAAAAACCAAGGAGTGGTTTAAAGCCACTATGGATTCTCTTGAATTGATTGGTTTGAAGCAGCTTGATGAGAACCAGAAGTTCAAGGATTTTTATAGGATGATGGAAGGTAAGTTGTCCTTTATGGAGCTGAAAGATGTAATTCCTTATCTTAAGGATGTTCAGTCTATAAGGGACAACGTAAATATTCCATCATTCTTACGTCATTATGATATAATAGGTACGATCGTAAACGCTTTTGTAGGATGGTTGGGTAACCTTTCTGACAAGTATAATGTAGTTGGATTAGATGAATCTGAAGTGAATCAGTATTCTGCCACGAAGGAGAATCTTCTTCATAATTACATTAAAGAGGAATTGGACAGAAGGGTTAGGCAAGAGTTATTGAATAGAGGATTGGATCCGGATTATAATAATTTTGCCAGCGAAGAAGAAAAGCAGGCTTATGCTCAACAGATACAAGAGGTGAAAGCATCTATGACCCCTCCTGAGATAGAGAACTTCATGAATACAAAATGGAAGACTGCCGAGGTCATATGGGGTTCTCATACGCTTGAGGCGGACAGGGGGCGTTTTTACATGGATGAGATAGACACTGAGAATTTCATCGACTATCTTCTTACCGGTCGTTGCTTTAGAAATTATCATGTAGGATACGACTATTATAAGCCGGAGAGGTGGTCTCCGTTGAATACGTTTTACTCTAAGACATTAGATAGCAAGTATCCGCAGTACGGTGATTATATTGGTCGTGTTCATTATTATACTGCCAATGATATTATAGTAAGGTGGGGGCATCTTCTTACGGCGAAAGATAAGCAGAAGCTTATAGGAGGTGCTGATAATTTCAATGGTACTTATCATAATGGTGATAATGGAAGCTATGTAAGTTTATCCAAATCGGCGAGTGTAGGGATGTTATATCAGAATAAGGTAATACCTTGGAAAGGATATAATGATTATGCCTCTATAAAAGCTTATGAGGATTATTACGGTATTCCAGCCGGTACATATACCGGATACGATAGTAATGGTAACGAATATCACAGAACCAGATTCATGCCAAATTTAGAGCATGGTAATTACTATAACCGTGCCCAGAGTTTGAGCGACGAGCATGTTCGTAGTGATTTGTATCAGGTAACTGAATCATATTGGGTATCCCCGGCTCAGGTGTATGTAATTACCTACCAAACTGAGACCGGATTAGTAACTACCGAGATGGTAACTGATGAGCTTCTTCAGGACTTTTTACAGGAAAATGGTATTAAGAAAATTACCAGGACCATGAGTAAGGGAATGGAGAACCCGGAGATTAATACCTATTTCGTAGATTACGTTCCACAGGTAAGGTACGGGGTTAAGATCAGTGGCGGGGCTCTCGCTCAGGACAACCTGTATCTGGATGGAGAACCTATCGATCATCAGATAAAAGGGGATAGCAACATCTATGACTTTGTTCTACCCGTTGCCGGATATATCGGTACTTCTATGGCCAACAGGATTCAGCCATATCAAATATTTTATAATTTCTCCATAAACCAGATAAACAATATTCTTGAAAAGGAGATTGGTAAATTCTTCTTAGGGGATATTAATTTGGTTCCAAGTGAATATAAGGATTTGGGTGAAGATGTGGCTGATATATGGGCAAACCTTCTTGATGTGGCTAAGTCTGTTGGTGCTCTGACATTAGATACCTCATCTCAAAATACGAAAGGCGGCGTTCCTTTCAACCAGTTTGCCGTCTATGATTTGTCGCAGACAGAGCAGCTTAAAACAAGAATGGAGCTTGCTGAATGGTCGAGGATGAAGTGTTTTGAAATGGTTGGTATCACACCTCAAGTAATTAACGGTCCCAATAGATATGAGACTGCCACCGGGGTTCAGCAGGGCGTTACGGCATCTATGTTACAAACACAGATATACTTTGATAACTTCGGTTATTTCAAGAAACGGGCTCTCGATCTTCATCTGGCCGTTGCTCAACAATGCCAGGAAGAAGGAAAGGATATTTCTGTAATGTACACAAAAAGTGACCTTACCAGAGCGTTTTTATCTATAGGAACCGACGGTCTTAGTTTAAGGCATCTTGGTGTTCAGGCTTTATCCAACTCAAAGAAGAGGGATGAACTTGAAAAGTTCAAGACCTTTATGTTGCAGCTAAATACAGCCGGAGGAGACATTTACGATCTTGCATCTATCTTTACATCAGATTCTATGGTGGAACTTATACAGAATGCAAGGAATACTCGCGCATACAACGAGCGTCAGATGCAGCAGCAACAACAGAATCAGATGCAGCTTAACCAGCAACAGATACAAGCTGAAGCTGCTGAGAAGGATAAGCAACGTCAGCATGAACTTGCTTTGGAAGACAAGAAAGGTCAATACCGGATACTTCAAGAGAAGATCCAGGCGGCAGGCAGGGCGGCAGACGCCAAGAGCGACGCCACCTCCCTCAACTTCCTGGCTTCTGTTTCAGATCAGACCGTAAGGCAAGCTGATATAGAAAGCAAGGAAAGGATAGAGGATAAGAAGCTCGAAAACGATTCCAAACTTCATGATGATGAAATGAGAATAAAAATGGAAGAGTTAAAATTAAAATCCAAAGAACTTGCCCAACGAGCGAGGGAAGACGCCACCAAAAGGTATGTAGCCGGAATCAATAAGAATTAAGGATTAAATATCCCCAAATTTCATTAGAAAATCTCTAATAAAATTTGGGGATATTTAATTTTTAGTGAAGATTAAACACTTATAAGTTTTTTGTCTGAAATATAGGTATTTAAATATTTTTGCAGTATGGGAAAATTAGAAAAAAATGGAATAGTAGAATTGGACGATATTTTTAGTATCGGTCCGGTCGATGATGTTTATAATAGGGAAGAAGATATTCTGCCTATTAATGGTAATGAACCGGCTAAAAAAGATGAGAAGCCTGTAGAAGAAGGTTCTCAAATTAAAGAAGAGCTGGTTGTTGATCCTACTCCTGATCCTAAAGAGGATAAAAAAGGAGAAGAGAATGTAGTTGACGTTAATCAGGATCAGGTAGAGACCCCGGTTGTCAATTACAGAAAAGTATTGGATGCCCTTTCTTCAAGGGGAATCATTCCCGATTTGAAAGATGTGGTATTTAGCGGTGAAAACGGCGAAGAGATTACTATCAATGATCTTGATTTTAGTAAAGAAGATTCGTTGTGTGATATACTATCTACAGTCCTTGAAAGCCAGAAAGAGGACATTGTTAAGGATAAGATAGATGTTACCTCTGTTTCTGATATTACTAAGAAGCTTATCCAGGCTGATAAGGCCGGCGCGAATATCGTTGATATTCTTAAGCAATATGATACGAATGTCGCTCCTATAGAAAAGCTTGACATTGAAAACAAAGCAGATCAGATAAAGATCGTTCGCCATTATGTTGATCTTCTTGGGTTGCCTAAAGATGAAGCTGATGAGTTTTTCAAAGGCATTATCAATAAAGGTGAAGAGTATGTTGAAGCAAAGGCTATAAAGTATAAGGCTGAGCTTGATAAGAGAATGGATGATATTATCCAGCAACGTACTAAAGAGGCTGCCGACAAGAAGGCGAAGGATGCAGAAGATTTTAGAAGGTATAAGAAAGACCTTAAGTCTTCTATCCAGGCAAAGTATCAGCTAAATGACACTATGGTATCTAAAGCTCTTGATTTTGCTCTAAAACCTTCTGAATCGAATCCCGGAATTACCAAAGCATTTAATAGGGTAAGGGAGATGATGATGAATCCGGAAGAAGCGCCAGATTTGATTATGTTTCTTATGAACCCAGGAGAGTTCATAAAACAGAAGTCGAATCAAGCTGTAGTTGATGAGAAAAAGAAAATTTATAAGCTCATCAGCCATACAAATAAAGACAAGAGGGTGGCTCCGGTAGATGATAAAGGTGATCAAGTTCAAGGTGTGAAGTTCGATGAAATCAGTATAGATTAAAAATTAAAACATTTTTTCGTTCATGGCTAATGTACTTTTAACAAAAAATTTCCCGGCCACCATGAATGGTGACACGGTGATTGGATATACCGACGCTAAAGTCGTTAAGCAAAGTATCGTAGAACACGATCTTAGCTCTTTAGAAGATTGGTACTACGAAGATCCTGATAAGAACCATCTGGGTATGCTTGAGTTGTTTTCTAACATTACAAACTATCCTCTGCCTATGTATATGGGTATGATCAAACAGGATGCTACTATTACCGTAAATGGTATCAATGGTTCATTCCGTTATGATCTTCCGGTATCAGAAACGTATGAGGTGGTTACAGTAGAAGACACGTCTTTGAAATATGCAAAACCTGGTATTGATGAAAGCTTCTTCGAAATTGTGTTGAATGCACAATTTAAACAAGGAGATGTTATTACTTACGATGTGATTAACGGTTGCCAGGCCCTTATCTCTACAGAGCGTCCTCCGAAACAAGAAGGTGAGAACTGGAGATACTGGTGTAAGTTGTGGGGCCGTTCTCGTGCTAAATACTTCCCGAAAGACATGCTTCGTGCCGGTATTAAATACTGGAAGGTAACAAACGTTCTTGGTGAGTTCTCTACTCAGTTCTCTGGCGTAGGAGGTGCTTCTAAGGCCGGTTCTATGACTTGTGAATTTACGCTTGGTGGACACCGTGGTGTTGAAGGTGAAACGACTATGTACGCTGGTATTAAGTCTTTGGCTTATGCGGACGAACGTACACAGAATTTCATCGACAAAGCTTACCAGAAAGTTCGTCAGCTTTCTGAAATCAGAGGAGGTGATGCAAGTTATGCTATCATCGGTTCTCGTCTTGGTGACGGAAGCATTGATATGCGTACAGCTCGTGTAGCCAATACAGTATCTTTGTTCTGTTTGGCTGAATTGGCTAAGATGGAAGCATACGAACTTATGTTCATGCGCGGAGGTAGAGTCAAGGGTCATAATGGTGTTTTGATGAAAAACGAAGGTTTGTACCATCAACTTCGCCGTGGTTTCGTTATCTCATATGCACGTCCGGGCGGTATCAAGCGTGAACACTTCCTGGCTGCTGCCGACTATATTTTCCGTGGTCGTAGCGATATGCCGATTGAAAATCGTGTAATGAAATTCAAGGTAGGTGCTATGGCTTACAAGAACATCGTTGAAATCTTTCGTGATGAGTTCTTCTCTCAATTAGGTGCTTTGGCTCCGCTTATGGGTACAGAACGTATCATCAATAACCCGGTAACAGGATCAAACGATGCTCTTGAATTAGGAACTGTAAAGATCAAGGGTGTTACTATTCCGGGTATTGGTAAGGTCATTGTAGAACACGAACCTTCTTTGGATTACGTTGATATGGTAGATAGAAGCCAGTTGGTAGACGGCATGACTCCTATCACATCATATTCATGTATTATGGAAGACTTGACCGCTCCTGAATATTCCAATGCATTCGCCGGCATTCCTGCTTCATCTGAAGCTCGTATTGGTAATATCAACAGCAACGTATTCTACGTTAAGCCTGATATCGGTTCTATGTGGTGGGGTTACGAACAAGGTAGATGGTCATCCAGAGTATCGGCTCAAGAAATTGTATCCAGCCATCCTCGTATGTCAGAACAATTCTGGTGCCACTCTGTATCGGCTTGTTGGGTAAAAGATACCAGCCGGTTCGTAACAATTGAATTGTTACCAAGCTCTTTGTAATCATAACTTTTAATATTAACTTGCGGTCGGCTTTAAAACCGGCCGCAAATTTTGTTTTCATAGGATATATAAAAAGATGGGAAAAAAGATTTTTGAAGAAAGCCATGAGTCTAAGAAACTGCTGGCTACCGTAGGAGGAATGAAGATATATTCCGACTCTATTTATGTTATAACAGGTAAGATGGATGAAGAAGCTCCTTCCGGATATCAGGAAAGAGGTATTTCCAAGACTCCTTTCCCTGGGAACAAGACAGTATCTTGTTGTGGATGGGATAAGGATCTTAGGGTGTATGATACCGGTTTCTTCATCAATTCAGCATGTTATAAAGGTTACTCATTTGAAGACAAGAAGAATGAAATGGATATGCGTATTAAGAATATTCGGTATCCGTTTGAAGAAACTGTCAATGAGGACCTGGACCAAAAGAATTTCGATTTCTGGGATTCTTACAGAATTGACTTGTATGATGGTCGTTTGTTCTACACTAATGACGTTCGTGATTTATTTGAGTTGTATATAGCTATTTTGTCCAAGTCTCTTACTCCTAAAGAGGAAGATGGTAATCCGATGTATGTCGAATCTTATTATTGTGTAGAAGACAAGACTACGGCTGTAGATATCAGGAAACAACGTCAGATTGATAAGGCTGATATTTTATATGAGTTCATGAACAAGCTGAAAGGGTCAGAGGCTGAAAGGAAAAGCATCTACGATCTGCTTTTGTATCTTGACATCATATACAGCGTAGAGCTTGATCAGAGCATGGTTCAATACATATTCACTAATTGGATTGACGCCAAGAATACGAACGTTGACATGTATAAAGAAGCAAGCTCAAGGTTCTTATCTGACGACGAATCTTCTGAGGGAATGCAGGTGATTAAATTACATCGTATGATCAGGGAAATGATTGAGGGCCTGGCTGTCACCGTCAACACCGACGGACTGTATCTGAATGGCGAGCTCCTGGGCGCCGACGCCATCTCTGCATCTATGGCTCTTGCTTCCAATAAGTCGATGTTAGAAACTAAGTCGCGTGTCTTGGAAGAGTATAACGCTTTAAAGAACAAGCATAAAAAAATAGAAGGAGCTAAGTCTGACAAGAAGAAAAAGGAAGACGAAAAAGGTTTTGATATTGATCAGTACGCTGATAAAAAAGAATAATTTATGAAGATTGTTGATTGTTATCTTCGGGCCTTACAGAAGGCTGAAGAAAACATGACCAACGGTGGTATAAAACTTGACAAGGCACGTTTTGTTCAGCTTTTTAATGACGAACAAAACCGCCTTGTTCGTTATATCCTTGATAAGAAAAACGAAGAGGATATACGTTATATCCAAAAGTTAGTTGTGTATTCAAAAGAACTTGACGAGAAAGGAGATAAAGATAATCCGGAAAGCACTTTGTTTTCATTGCCTTCTGATTTCTTTTCTTTTTCAAACATATCAGGCGTATTTACCAAAGGTGAATGCACGGTCACTGATTTTACCATGTGGGAGGCTAAGAACGAAAACCCGCATGAGCTTCTTGCCGACTTTTTTAACAAACCTGATTTTGATTTTAGGGAAACGTTCTACACTATAGGCGAAGATTCGGTAAGGGTGTACAAGTCTGGTTTTGACGTAGACACCGTTTATCTTACGTATTACCGCTATCCTAAGGAAGTTGACATCGAAGGATATGTTAAATCCGATGGTTCTAATTCAACCGATATAGATCCTGAATTAGATGACAAATTAATTGGTATTATCCTTAACATGATTGAAAAGCAATTTGCTTTGAATGAAAGCGAATACGGACGTTATCAAATAGACTCAAACAACGTCCAATCTCCTTTATAGCAGAATAAAGGCGCGTCCTAAATTAAAGACTATCAAAAAGCATTAAGAATTAATTAATTCCTAATGCTTTTTGTTGCTTATATGACTATCACTATTTTTGAGACAGATAACAGAATATTAATTTTTAAAATATTATAAGGCTATGGCTATCCATAAACCGTATGACAGACACATTATCTGTCCTCCGCACGCTAAGTTGGCGGACGTAGATTCTTTGTTGCTTCAAGAAGGTCAGATCGCTATCTATGATTTGGATGGTGAGCAGACTAAAGATGGTTTGAAAGCGTTGAAAGACTTGAAAGGATATCGTAAGGACGAGCAACGTTTCCAGATCAGAATCGGACGTAATGAGATGGTGAACGACCGTGTATCTGATGATAAATCATTCTCTACACCTACGTTTGCTATTGATGAAATTATAGAAGTGTATGCTTCTGCTCCGAAGAGCAAAGAAATTAAAGTAGATGAAGTTATTTTCGGTTATAACGGAATTGACGATAATACCGCTATTACAGCAAGAAAAGGCGATCGTATCCCTATTCATATTAAGCTGACAGGACGTTTGTTCGAGCTTCGTGGTTATCCGATGGGTGAGGTGAATATCGATGATTACATCATTTTCGAAAACTGTCCTGGTCGTGAGGATATGTGTTCAGAATGTGATCCTTGCGAAGATGTTGATATTTTGGCTGCTATCTTGAAAACAATCGAACGTATCAAGAATCAGCCGATTGCAGGTGGTGGAAAGGTAGGTGATTTTGTAGAAATCCATCCTATCCATTCTTGTGACGAGTTGGAAAAAACTCCGGTGGAAACCGACATGAATTTCTATTGTATGGAAATGTGTGATACTGGTGATGCTTATGCCCTGGCTCAGCTTAAGGCTGCTTATCCTGGTTTGGATATCAAGAGAGTCGGACGTCATCTTTCTACTTCCAAATATCAGGTGATGAAAGAAGGCGGCAAGCCTGCTGATTATACTCAAAAGCTGTCTTCTATTATGAAAGGCTGCGAAGAGTGTCCTGATGGATATACTAAGGTAGATGGCGGTTTGATTTATGCCGTAACGTTAGAGGATGATGGCGTTGATCAGTCTACTGTAGTAGAAAGCATTAAGAATGCCGTTAGTAGCACTGCTGAGAAAACAGCAGCCCAAGATGGCGGAGTAGGTATGTACACTGTGGCCGTAAGCAAGAAACTGACGAAGGCTGATATCGATGCATTTGTAGAAACTAATCCGACAGCCACAGTAACGTTCGTTGCTAAAACAGCAGATATGTGTAGCAATCCTACTGTTACTACCGTTAGCTGGGAAGCATGTGGTTCTTGTAAGATTTCGAAAGAAGCTTATGAAATCACGTTGCCGGATGATGAATGTGGTGGTAGTGCAAAAGCAGAATTACAGGCAGCATTCCCGTATCTGACAATCGAAGATTACGGTACACCTGGTGGATGTCAGCACAAGTTTAAAACCGTTGTAGTTACTAACATGGTTTGCGACGAATGCGATAAAATCTTCAAAGACTTCTTTGTATCGAAAGCGCCCGAATCTTATCGTGGACGTAATTGGAAACGTTTGGGTGCCGTAGCAGGAGATCAGTCCATTATCGCCGATCCGCTTCCTAAGAACTGCAAATGCGGTATCTTGTTCCGTGGTATTGACTACATGATTTCTCCGTCTGACTGTTTGATTGACCGTCTGACATTCCAAGAAGGATCTGTTCGTATTGCTGTAAATGGTGGTTATCCGGATGAACAGCGCGAGGCTGTCAGCACGTACTTCAACCCGATCCATACAGAATATAAACAGCACTGGGCTCCGCGTACTCACCTTGGCGCTGAATTGCTGGATAAAGAACGCGAACAACGTATGTTCTTCGACTTCCGTAAGACTCACCAAGAACTTATGGAACGGATGTTTACCAACGAAGAAACCCGCTTAGACCTGTTGGCTCCGTATGCTGATTATTCAGTAACGTTGAAGCCGGCGCGTTATTCTAACGGCTTCGGTAGGGTAATTGATGATCATATTACAGTACACTTCCATGTACCGTACGGTGCTCACGAAGGTATTCAAGACCTTATGGACTTGTTGGCTGCTTCGGCAAATATCAAGCCCTGCAAAATTTGATTTTCCTTTTTTCTATATATCCCAAGGGGGAGGAGGCTGGTCCTCCACCCCCTTTTTTGTAATAAAATAATTTGAAATAGATAAATTTCATATGAATGGCGTGGATTTTTTATCCGGTGCCTTTGGTAGGGGCATCGATAAAATAACTAACATAGTTGGAAAATGGGGTTCCTCCCAACCGGTAGATGACAGCAAATCTGGTATAAAAATAGGGGACAAAATCTACCAAGTGGTTGTGTCCTTAAATGGCTGTTATTGGTATCTTGACGAAGAAGGCAAGAAGCATCCTGTTTCTGGTATTCCGGCCACAACCGAATGGGAGTGGATTAACATAGCTGAGAAAGTTATCAAAGATTTCAAAACATGTTACCGTACACCTGGTGGAAAGGTTGAAGTATGGAGTTGGTATCTTCTTAATGATCAGATGGATGTTCTTAAAGAAACTCATAGAATTACCGACAGTACCGACATGGATAATCCGGTAGGTAAGGTTCTTACTAAAATACCGGATGAATGGGTTATGATCGACTGCGATCTTCCTGATATGACAGAACGAGACATTACGTTCGTCAACAGATGTTATAAAACTCCTGATGGTAAGGTTGAAATAGAAGGATTAGAAGCCATAGATGATAAGATAAATATCAGGGAGTCTATTTATACCGTTATTCAGTCAACTGACGATAATTTCCCTTCCGGCCATGTTTTTAAGCTAATTCCGGAAAATTGGGTTAGAATGGTTTGTGACTTTCCTGATATGACAGAACGAGACGTAACTTACGTTCTTGAATGTTACACTACTAAAAAAGGAAAAGTGCAAGTAGAAGGTTTGGTAGCCATAGACAACATCCTTGGAGCCAGGGAAGAGGTTTATACCGTTCTTCAGTCAACCGATCCTGATATTAAGGTAGGAACCGTGATGGATTCCATTCCCGAAGATTGGGTGAGGATGGTCTGCGATTTTCCTGACATGACGGACAGGGAAATTGTTGAAGTGGACGAATGTTATAAGACTGATGGTGGCAAGGTCAATATAAAAGGCTATCAAGCTATTGATGCCGTTCTTGGTGTAAGGGGACAGTATTATTATATTGTTAAGACAACGGACGCCGCCTATCCTCAGTGGACGAGAATAGATAAGATACCTAACGAATGGACGAAAACCGAATGCGACTTCCCCGATCTTACGGAAAGACATATTATGTCCGTAGATGAATGTTATACTACTCCTGGTGGTAAAATACATCTTGGTGGATACAGGTCGGTAGATAGCATAATAGGAGTCCGGGACGAGTATCTTATTGTTATGGAAACAACCGATCCTGATATACAAAGAGGTGCCACATTCAACAAAATACAAGAAGGATGGCAGCGTGTTGTTTGTGATTTCCCTGATGCTACTACATCCGACACAGAAATAGTAGAAAACTGTTATAAGACGGAAAAGGGCAAGGTACAGATCCGGACATACATAACAATGGACGGATATGGAAATACAAGGGAATTGAGACATATGGTTCTTAAAACAACCGATCCTGATTACAATATCGGATCCAATATCGATCAGATACCGGTAGGGTGGTTAAGTATCGAGTGTGATTTTGCGTCTGCTACACAACGTCATATAAGACAGGTTAAAAACTGCTACGCCTCTGATGCCGGAAGCATTTACGTTGAGGGAGAAATCGTTTACGACAATGACCTTGACGTGGACAAGATGGCGCTGACGGTCATGGAAAGCACTGACCCGGCGATAGCCGTAGGGACGGAGCTGACTGCCATTCCCTCTGGCTACGTGAGAACAGTTTGTAGATGCAATTGTTGTAACCACTAAATCTTATTGTCATGAGCTGTAACGAATATTTTTTAGTAACACTGGAGTCTAAACCGACTCCAGTCCGTCATAAATACACGAATTTAACAGACGAATGGTATGGTCCTGATGGCGTCAAGTACGAGGATCCTGATACGATAACTAAGATCGAAGAACAAGCTACAGATAAGAATCGTATAGGGGATAACACCTTATATCAGAAACTTATTGAAATACATTCTCAAGGAGAGTCAATAAAATCAGACATCGGAGACATAGGTCAGGTATTAGATTACATAAATGGGGAGGAAGTGTAATGGGAACCATATCAGATAAGTTAATGAGGATCATAAATACCAAGGAGGATATAAGGCAAGCCCTTATATCCAAAGGGTATGATGTACCTACTTCCATACCTTTTAAAGAGTATGCGAAAATGATATTAGACCTGCCATGCAATGCAGACTCCTTCCCGGATATAGAAGGTATCGTAGCCAGATATTCTGCTTCCGGTCTCACCAATGAACAGATGGCTGCCAATCCCGTATGGGCTGATAAGACGGGAAATGGACGAGATTTACAGTTGAAAAACTTCTCTTGGAAGAGAATGTCAGGGGTTGGAGGATATGTTCAGGATTTTAATGATTTTAGAAATAATGCTACTGTAGATAAAATAAGAATTGATGAACAAAATAGCAATTCTATTAAAGTAACTATTTTAAATACAGAAATAAATAATGCTATTTATATACCAAAGGACATTTACCAATTTAATAAATCTTATTCCATAAAAATATCAAGTGAAGGATACAATGAAGGTGATCTATTTTTGTTATTTTATGTTCCTTCTACATCAACGGCTACAACAGTAAAAGTACCGTTAAATCCTAATGGCATCACTGAAATTCCTGCAATAAAAGAAGATGATTTTTTAGCTGTTTATATTAATGTTAGCGGCAAAGTAGGTTCGTTTACCGTTGAGCAACTACCTCTCTACCCCGGTGCACTCGTCTTTGACGGAGTAGACGATTATGGTGTTTGTGAGAATTTTCCTATTTTGACTAAGGAAAAGGGATATACGGTTGTAGCGTTGAGACAGTGGATTACAAGGGGTGAAATAGCCCAAGGATTAGTATCTAATGTAAAGAATTGGCTCAAGGATGGTGCCTTCTTGTTAGAATATAGAAATATACAAGCCGATCATCTTAATAAGCCTATATCTTTTGGAGCAATAGGGAGTGAAATGGATTTACCACACATCCTTACTTATCAGACATCTAAAAGTTGTAATGGTGTTTCGATTACAACTGGTAATTTTGAGGGAACAGATGTGCTACATGTTGGGAAATTAGCTCCAACTAATGTAGGAACTTGTATTAACGCTGCTATCTGGGAACTTGTATTTCTCGATCACGATGCCACCGAAGAAGAACTGACCAAGATCAAAGACTACTTCGTCAAAACCTATCCCTGGCTCTTCCCCTACCAGGCATGGACAGTGGTAGGCAAAACCAACGAGGACGAAGATCGTGCTACTATTGCCAATATTACGGGCAATGGTAATGATCTTGTGCTGTCGAATTTTGGGTTTGCAGAAGGGAGTGGGTATGGGTTGTATGCTGAGAATTATGCTGGTGGTAGATGGGTTCAATCTACTGATAGAGCGGATTTAACTTGGACGAGTTATTCTGTAAATATAACTTCAGTTAAAGTTGCGTCTACACAGTTATATTATCAATCCTATCCTGAACAACCTTCTTTTACAGTTCCTTCTTATAAGATAAAAGTTTACGGACTGAAAGATGGTCAAACTCTATCCTATAAACAAGTAACTTCTGAAGGACAACAGATATACAAAATATCAGAAGATGGAATTTATACATTACCGTCTTTTCCATTTAAAGCAAATGGAGATTGGTATGGATTTACATTAGATAAAATACAAGAATCCTGTGACATTACTATAGAGCAAATCCCCGAATACGAAGGATATCTGGTTACTGATGGGGTGGATGATAAGATAACTTCGTCAGCTTTTGAAATGGGTAAGGATTTTACGGTTGTTGGGGAATGGAGGTTTATAATTGATGAAAGAAAGGTTGCAGGCTTAATAAAGCCTCCATCTTTCTATTTGTTTAATGAAAATAATGGATTGAAGTTATTTATAAATAACACAGAAAAAAGTTCATCTTTAAACACTAAATCTTTAAAGGCTATTTGTTCAGATGGACGTGTATATTTTGATGATTGGTCGGAAATGCTACTTAGTGAAGAACAACCTATCACAAGTAGTAGTAAGGATTTGTCAATCGGTTTTAACAGTACAGCATATACTCAAATGGCTTTTAAGAATTTAGGCATCTACAACAACCAGCTCCTCTCCAAAGACGACTGTATAAAAGCATATAACTATTTACAAACTTTAAAAGCAAAATAATATGAAGAAGTACAAAGTTTTATTCTGTGATCTGGATGATACGTTAATTGAGACATTAAGTGGCAAAACATTTCCTAAAGGAATTTGGGATATGAAAATCAAATTTGATGTTTTGGATGCAATTAAGCAGTTTTCTCCTGAGTATGTTTTAATTGTAAGTAATCAAGGGGGAATTGAAGCTGGTTTTGTGGATCATCAAAGATTTCAATCTAAAATAGAATATGTATCACAATGCGTAAAAGAATATTGCGGAGTAAAATGCTATTCGGAATATTGTACCACGAATGATAAAAATGATTTGTATAGAAAACCAAACGTAGGAATGCTTAATCATCTTTGTGAAAACTATGTTGGCGATGATTTTGATTACATAAAATCTATTACACTTATGATAGGTGACGCAAGTGGACTTGAAGGACAGTTTTCTGATAGTGATAAAAGAACCGCAGAAAATTTCGGGATTGACTATCTTGATGTAAATGAATTTGTTAATTTGTATAATAAAAAGAAATAAAAATAGATGAAATACGCGATTGTAGATTTATTATGGGCAAAATCACATGGTATTGAAATACTGCCCGAAATGAGAACAAGTATAGATCAGAGTAAAGTTATTTTACATGAAGAAACGTTAGTACCTTTTGAAGATGAATCATTTTCAAGAATTTATGTATCTATGATAATCAGATCCTCTCCAAAGACGAATGTATCAAAGCATACAACTATTTACAAACTATAAAATCGAAATAATATGAAATTCATTATCATACCAAAAGAAGTATATAATTCCGTATCTGAAGAAAAGAGACGTGAATTAGGAATAGGCAGCCCAAGAGCGAGCGTAGATGGCTCTAAAGTTATTTTACATGTAGAACATTATGACCTTCTATTTAAGTCTTTAGACATGCAGGCTGATGACGAACCTCAATACCCGTATCCGGTATATGACAGCCCTTCTTCTGAGCTTGAATCTGTTCTTTCATCTAAAGAATGGGTGTCTGATGTTAATGACGAGCGTCTTTGATCTTGTTATGGTTGGGACAATTGCTATATTTGTGAAAAGTTAAATAATTAAAGCGTGTGGTAGCGTTATCTACCATATAATCATCATGTTTCAGATAATAATCGGATGCGTTTTGGCTAATATCCTTACGATAGCAATCATCGGTTTAGCCCTGTATTTAGTGTATCGTAAAAACGAAGACCGTTTAAAGGCTTTGGACTCTAAGATCGATCAGAAGGTTGAGGACGTAAAAAACAAGGTTGGGGCGGTGATGGATATCGTAGACCAGATCAAGAAATTGTTGGACAAAATCAATAAAAAATAAAAAATGGCAGAAGTAGGTTATAACAGTAAATTCGAAGGTCAGGAGGTTGATTCCAGACTTGAGAATGTGGTGCAGGCCGCTCCTGGGACGGGCTCAGAGTCGGGCAAAGGAGGCCTTATCCCGGCTCCCCCTGCCGGAAGTCAAGACGGTAGCAAGACTCTCCTTAGTAATATGACATGGGGAGATCATGTAACAAAACAGTACATAGATGATGCTGTTTCGGCAGCAGGGTGGAAGAAACAGATTGTTAGTAAGCTCCCCTCTGTTGAAGAAGCGAAGGATAATGTCATGTATCTTGTAAAAGACGATGTGGCATCTACAGAAACCAAAAACGTGTATAACGAATATATTTTGGTTACTGAAGAAAGTGGTGGTAAGGTGCTTGAATCTCTTGGTATGGTAAGTACCGGCGTAGAAATGACGTTTTTAGATATTGATAAAATTACTGAAAGTCAAGGAACAGTAAGTGATGATATCTATAATAGCGTTGTTTCGGCTTATGAGAATAAGATTATTGTAGGAATGATTAGTGGCTATATTGTACCTATAGTAATATCTAAAGAACAAGATACTTATAGTATTGCACTTGCTTATTGTTTTAATGATGAAAGCGCGTTGAGTTTCGTCAATGCGATCATTGTATTAAATAAGGATAAAACTTTTACATATAGTTCTATTAATGGTATTGTTTCAAAAGCCAGCATTTCTTTTCTGAATTTTATGACAGGAACTCCTTCTGTTGTTACGACATTGGCTAATCTTCCTAAAAAAGCTCATAATATCATAGCCAACGTAGCTTCTGCTACGAGCCTGTCTATGTCCGTATCTGATGAGGATGTTGGGAGGGAATGGCAGGGGCGGGTCAACAACACTACCGGCACAGACATCACGCAGCCGCTTCCTACCTCTGGTCTGTTCCAGAGCATGTCAGGCGATAGCGTAGTAGTACCTAAAAATAGTTTTATAGAATTAAGTATCTGGTATATCAATGATAAGTTGGTTATCAGAGTAGGTGAACAAGCTTAACAGAAAGGATAGAGTATGCTTTATGTAAATAAGAATATAAAAGGTTTTTACTGGGAAGGATACGAGTTGGACTCCTCTTCTTACGAAGTAGGGTATTCTTACCAAGATTTCTTAGATGGTAAATGGGTTCAACTTGACTCCGATCAAGAAAAATTCCATCAAGATAATCCTGATGCGAGTGTAAAAGAAGTTATTGCCATGCAGCTTGACCCGGAGCCTCCTGGACCGACCGAAGAGGAGTTGCTTGCCAAGGCTAAGGATAAGAAAGTTTCTGAGGCCAGGGAATATGCTTATTCTGATGCTGTCCGCTCTTATAGTTTGGATGGTAAACAGATATGGTATAACAGCAGCATGAGGCAGAAGGTTAAAAACGATATTGATGTAGCAAAAGGAAGCGGGATATATACCGTATCCGTAGCAGATTCAGAATACGAGCTTGATATTGCTAATACGGCAATGAATGAAATGCATGTATATGAATCTGAGTGCAACGATCGTACTGCTGCCATAGAAAAGGAAATAACTTCTAAAACCGACAGGAGTGAAGTTGAGTCTATGAAAGTAGATGAAGGCTATCCTGAGAAGTTGGTAAGAACAAAGGATCAGATCATAGAAAAAAATAAGATCCTTGAAGCCAATGATCCGGAGAAGGCTACAGCCATGTACATGAGGGCGATGATCAACACGCCGGCTATGCTTGAAAATACTGACCAAAATCTTGCTCTTAAGATAAAGGGATTGTACCCTATCTGGGATAAGGATGGAGTTTACGGCGACAAAGGTCTTCCTATGGGCACGGCTGTTGTAAAGGGGCAGCGTTTTCGTAGTAAAAATCAACCTTCAGATTTGGATTGGACTTTGTTTGAAGTAAGGCAAAATCACAATCTCCAAGCCGACTGGGTTCCTGGTCAAGGAGGTGGAGCCGAAAGTCTGTATATGGTTGTTCAGGAAAAACATTCAGGTACGATAGACGATCCTATTCCTTGGGTATATAATTCTATTTTAGAGAATGGAAAGTATTACATTGACAAAGAAATTAAGTATCTTTGCATAAGAGATTCAGGCATCCCTTTGGCTTACGAGAATCTTTCTGATCTTGTATCAGCCGGATACGTAAGGGTTGTTTAGGTCGTAATTTGTTGTTAATGTTATGGATGGCCCCTGTATATTTATTTATGCAGGGGTTTTTCTTTAATCCAAACTCCGCTTATTTTAATATTTGGTAAGGTTCTGATTATCTTTGTGAAAAAGGTTAAGTTATGGAAAGAAGTGATATTATAAAAGAATTGAGTCAGTATTTTAGTATTGTTGAATTAGTTGGTCCTAAAGAATACGGTAGAGACAAAGATCTTTGCTGGAGGTATTTAAGAACTGAATTGCTTCACACGATACTGGTTTTAAGGAAAGACATATTGAAAACGCGATGACGGTTAATACCTGGAAGTCGTGTGGAAGGTTTGATGAGCGTGGGTTTAGGAACAATATTTCGGATATAGTAAAATCCAAGACCGTATCAGGGTCTTTGTATGTCAGTCCTCATATGCTTGGGGCAGCCATCGATTTCGATGCTAAAGGTATGACGGCGGAGGAGGCAAGGAATAAAATAATTCAGTCGCAGGATTTACTTCCTTGTCCTATTAGATTAGAATCAGGTACCAATTGGGTCCATATTGACGTATATGACTCTCTTGGAAGTAGCAAGAAAGTAACTATGTTCTAATATGGCTTACAGATTTGTAGGAAGGATGAATTTAGAAAGTTTCTGGGCTTTTCTCATTTCCGGATTATCAGCATTGTGGATGAATTTCCAGGAGATTCACCACCTTATATATTCTATATTGTTTATATTAGCTATAAATCTTTTGTTAGCTACTATAAAAAGTATCAAGCACTGCTATATCCGAAGAAAGAGAAAGAGACCTTTTAAGATATTGACATGCATAAGCGAAATGGGAGTTTTGAAAATTCTTCTTGAGTTCGCGGCCTGTTCTTTCGGGTTGTTTACCATATCCGGAATGGACCTTATTATGTCTATGGGAGGGCATAAATCCCCAGAGTTTATAGACATGCTTCTTCAGTGGATTACAATATTTGCCTTAATATTATACGGTGGAATGGCATTCAAGCGCCTCGGCGACCTTGCACCTGATTTGATGATAGTAAAAGGCGTTAAGTACTTCTTTAGTAAAGTAAGTTGGTGGCAAAAAGTTCCATTCGGAGAGGAGTTAAAAGAAGGTATAAAAAATGGTGAAATACAAGATCTTTTAGATAATAAAAAGGAGGGTAAGAAATGTGTTTGCAAAAAATGAGGGTAGGGCATGTGTTAGGAGTTATTCTACTGTGTTTTATATCTTTCTTGTTTGGTAAAACATGTAAGAAGAAAGAAATAATACACGATATAGAAATAGATACGGTAATAGATACCATTATCCAACCTGTTCCTGTTCCTCAGTATATAGTTGACGTAGGGGAGGTAGAAATACCTTTCCCTATGGATGCTATAGTTAAAAAAGACACGATAAAAGACACTGTTTATATCAATATCCCAATTCAAAGAAAAACATACAGCACAGATGATTATCGGGCTGTTATAAGCGGATACAGACCTAATTTGGATACGATGATCATCTACCACAAAAAAGAAATAATATACGAAAAGAGCCGGCGCTGGGGCATAGGGCTGACGGCAGGGTATGGAGTTGGGCGCGAGGGCTTCTCTCCCTACTTAGGCGCTGGAATCTATTATCGGATATGGTAATAATAACGTCCTATTTTATTTAATACACAACATTTTAAACTTTTATCACCCCATTTACTTATCTTTGTGGAAAAAGGTAAGTTATGAATTATATCGATATTTTACCACAGATAAGAAATAACATTTTCTATGTCAGGATAGTAATGACCGACTACGATGTGGAAAATCAGATGGTTATTAGAATAGTAGCCAGAAGAAATGATGGCCTGTACAAGACGGAAGTAGTACAGTATCCAAATGAAGGAACTGATTATAACGGGGAAATCATTGTTCCTATGTTTGGTATGGCTAAGTCGTTGGTAGCCCAAATAGTAGGAGTCAAGATAAATGGTACCGAGGTACGTGTTAATAGCACTGAGGTAGAGGGAGCTGATATAACAGCCAGATACGATGATTCCCTTACCAGAATGGGATGGGAGGAGAGTATGAACAACATCCATCTTGATTTTGAGGTTATAAGCACCAACAACCCTAAAACGCTTCGCATAGCCGATCAGTCGGAATGGGGGATACTGGCAGACAGACCGGCTATTATAGAGATTGTGCCACCTGAAGACGAGAATAAGTATGTTTATTATCTTGGTAAGAATCAGCTGAATGTATTCAACAGTAAGACTCTTGGCATAAATCCGGGTCGCGGAAATGATTTTGAAAACCTGAAAGATGGTATATACGATATTACCATAAAAGGCAGTCCTTCCTCTTATTCATTTAACAGAAAGTATTTAAAAACAGATCTGATCCGTCTTAACATAGATAAGATATGGGCCAGGTCAACTGTGTTATGCGATCATGAGGATGATGACGTTATTGACAAAATAAAAGAAATAGAGTTTCTGCTGGCTGCGGCTGAAGCTAATATGAGATTAGGGAATTTTGAAAACGTAAAACAATTATACGAAAAAGCATCTAAATTGATTTACGTTCTCAATAATTGTGAAAATTGTGGTTGCAAAATATAATAAATTAAATATCAATAAATTATGGGATGTGGATGCGGAAGAAGCAACATTGCTTCTGTTAATAAAAGTCGGGCTATAAAGCCTCAGTCGAATACGACACCTAAAGCTGATTCTAATGCGGCTTGTATTCAGAAATATGATGAACTTGCTGTATTGGACAAGAAAATCATAGACCTTCATCGCAAGTTCAGGTTTGTAGGAGGTGTAAGTAAAAGGTATGCTGATATTCAAAAACTGGTAAGAGGCTGGATCGTTAATTTGAAGAACGAGTGCCCGGATCCGGATGATCTTGCTACTTATTCTGAATACATAAATAAAGAATACGCCAGGTATTTTACGTCAAGGTGATATGGCAGCTACCGGAAGTACACAGCAAATTCTTTTCCCTTCATCTTACTTATGTGAGTGTGCTGATCGTTTTATAGCATGTAAGGCTGATCAGTATCTACAATATCATAAGTATAAGGTAGGTATCAAGCCTGATATGGATACGGTTTTTAAAATAGATCGTATGAGAAGAATCGTCTGTGAAGGGGAATGTGGGTTGTGTCCGGACGAGATTCATAAATTCAAAGAAGAACTTAATAAGATCTTGTCATGAAAAAGATGTATTACAACAAAGAATACAGAAAAGCTTTCAAGAAATCGGATTGTCCGGAAGATCTTGGTTCTGAAGAAACGTTTATCGTTCATGAAGCTGAATTTTGTTCGGATATAAGCCAAGATGATGCAGATAGGAAAGCGGAAGAGTTTGCGGAGAAAGAAGGTCCGTTGTATGCTAATAAAGTAGGTGGATGTTGCAAGGTTTATTATAACACAAGACAGGAAGGGGATTTCTTTAAAAATGATTGCCCTGATGGTCAAAAGCAAGAACAGCCTATACATTACGTGGTAGAGGCCGGTCGTGTATGGTCTAAGTTCAGTACCGAAATAGCTAACTACGAAGCTGCGAGGATCCTTGAGCAAGAGGGGCAGGCTGCCGCTAACGAATCTGGAGTATGTAAAACCGTTTATTACAACGAAGATCAACATGGTTGGTTTAGTAAACGTTGTAAGGAAGGATGGAAGGCTCCTGAGAAATACAGGAGGATATACGCCGGTACCGTAACGTCTTTCATTAGCGTTGATGATGCCAATGAAAAGGCTAAGAAGATACTGGAAGAAGAGGGCATGAAATGGGTTAATGAAAATACCAAATGCGAGCCTGTTGTTGATGAATGCAAATTTGATTTTTGAAAATGAGCAACGTAAAATTTAATCCGACAGAAGGTGAGAATGATAAACTGGTGTCGGTGTTTTCTGAAATAAATGAAGGTCTTGATACGACTTTGAATTACACTATTTCCGATGAAGGGAATAAGGCTAAGAAGAACATCGTCGTTAATCAAGTTGGTAAAAGGGAAAAGTTTTTATCGAAGAAAGGGGAGGAATCTGAGCCTTTTGTTTTGTCTGATGGTAATACTTTCAACGTTCTTAAAGAAGGTGCTTCGGGATCGGCATCCGCTTGGGCTGAGGATCAGATTCCTCCAGAAGCCACGGAATCAGTTGGCGACAAAAGCCTTCTCCCTTCTTGGGATTTTTACCTTATAGACATGACTCAAAATACCGGAGACAAAGTGCGTCCGGTCGGAAAGCTTCGTAAGAACAATCTCCTTAGATTTGAAAACGGAGATTTTGCTCCTACGGTGGGCATAACTGAGGAAATGAGAGCCGAATGCGATGTGGAACTGTATTTGGATAACGGTCATAAAAATAAGTATTGTGATGCCGGAGCATTTGACGCCAAGGCTTTTTATGAAGAGTATGGTATTGGTCAAAAACTTTATAATGTATCAGGATCAGAGGTAAGGATTTTAAGACCTTGGGAGACTACTTCAAAGAATTATAGCATATTCTTAGGATGTAGCAAGAGCCTGTATGTAGCTGATAAGGTAGTTGGAAAAAGTGGGAAAATATGGTCTGGGGTGTACGACGCAGACACAGTTCCTATGCTGGACGGACTTGATCTGCGCCAGACGTGCCCTGTGCTGCCTCCCACGGCCTTATCTCCTGGATCGGTATGTACAGTAGACTCCAAGGCAAGATCTTTCTTTTTCTTGTATGAAGGAGAAACAAATTGTAAATCCGGAGCCGGAGTTGGTAACGTCTGCACGATGTTTCTAAATGGAAGAACTTATCCGAGAGTCAATGACGTAAATCAAATCAATATAGCTAAGTATTCGAGGGCTAATAACGTAGATCCTGAATCTTCTTATCCTTTTTCTGAAGGTGGGTTTTTGACCTTGAATGCTTATATTATATACCTTGAAATGCTGTATGGTACTAAATACTTGGTTAATACAGATACTTTCGGCTCAGGAATATCAAGTAATAGCGGAGTAGGTAATGATGTCAATTATCGCAAATATGGAGGAGTGAAATACCGTAAAAAAGGAGAAGAGTCGTGGTTGTATGGAGTATGGGCTACAAATGCTTCTATTATACATTATGAACCTGCTAAAAAAACTAATTTTTCTGACCTCATAAATTCAGACTATCCTAAAGAACAGTGCATGGAAAGCCAGATGGCGGCTTCTTTTGCATTTGAGACAGGAGTAGAGGAAGGATTAGAGTTTGATTTTTATGGAGGAAAATACTGGTATAAGAACGTCCAGGGAGCCAAGAGTATGGCTGAAGGTCATATGAATGTTATTGTGTTTAAGGAAATGACTGGTACCATATCAGCCTTAAACGAAAATGACGAACCGGCAGAATTTGATTTGGAAGTTATTTTAAGGATGTCTTTATACGATGGTATGAATCTGTCTGGAGACGTCTTTAGGTATTGTGGAGGAGGATACGAACAGGTAGGGACTTGTTTAAATGATCCTAATGTCACTCGAATAGGTAATACTATTGATATTTATATAGAGCCAGATCAAAAGAAATGGACATATGAGAAAAGGTCTACTATAAATAATGGTGAGGTTTTTAATTTTGAATCTAAATATAAAAAGATAGCAACTACCCAAAATTTAGGAGATAGTTATGCTTTACACCGTATTCCTTATACCGGATGGAAGGATAAAAAAGGGGGAAGTATCGGAACAGGAGAATGTTTTTATACATGGGACAATTGCTACTGGGCTTCGTCTGTCGGTATAAAGTCCAGAGTGGCTGCTCGTTTCGGCGGTTCTGCGTTCCATGGCCTTTGTTCGCCTCGTACTCTGCTTGCGTTTTACGCCACTTCTAATACGCATCGCCACAATTGCGGCCTTGCCCAGTTGTTATTAGACGTCAGTCAACCGCAGGTTTGATGGGTGCAACCCATTGATGGCGCAGCCATCATAAGCGCAGCGCTAAGGCGCAGCCTTTTATACTATATCACGGCGCAGCCGTATCTTGTTAATATAATATTTTATAGCTACAAAACAAAAATTTAAAATATTTAATACAAATTGTTTTGTAGCTATAAAATATTATACATACATTTGCAATGTCATTAGACAACAGAGATAGTTAACATTATAAACAATAAAAATCTATTCAATGAAATCCGTTAGTCTGCTAACAAGTCTTACATTGGGATCTGACCTCTGAAATAGCAAATAACGGTTGAGAAAGAGGTTAAAAAGAATTGGCTGCTCGTTTCGGCGGTAATGCGAACAATGGCAATTGCTCGCCTCGTAATCTGAATGCGAATAACGCCACTTCTAATACGAATCGCAACAATTGCGGCCTTGCCCTGTGTGGGCTAAAAAAATTGGGTATATTCTTTTTAATCTTTCCCAGGAGTGGAGAATCAATAAAAGACAAGCGTATGAGGTTATATGATAAAAATATGATAGAGATGCGCGACGGTCGTAAGCCCGTCATTAGCCCACAACTGAAATCAGTTTCAAACTATATAGATATAAGTTTGGATGATATTAGAGAAGCATGCGAAGCAGCATTTAAAAACCATTCTAAAAAGAATGATGTTGTTAATTTCAATTCTGATTTTGATGGTAATTCATTAAAATTGTATGAATGGTATTTAGATGGTACTTATGTCAGCAAAATCAAATATCGCAAACTTGTAAAAGAAAACAAGAATGGTAAGGTTCGTGAAATAAACAGCCCGGATCTTACCACCAGAATCTATCAGCATCTTGTTTTAGTAAAGTTAGGTCCTTTGTATTATGAGAAGGATAATATGAATGGTCTTAATTGTAAGCCGGGATTTGGCATAACAGCATCGTCTAAATCAAGGTCTCTTATTAAAAAGATGAAGCATGTTTATTATGATAGACTTGATTTGAAGTATTGTTTGGTTATAGATCAACGTAAATGTTATAACCATGTAAAAGACAAAGTGTTTATAAAAGTACTTAAGAACTTTATTTCAAATAAAAAGTTTATAGATTTTGTAATAGACGTAAGTTTTGTATCTGGAGAGCTACCTATAGGAACCCCTACAAGTCCTTTCATTCATCATCTCCTTATGAAAGATTTTGATGATCTTGCAAAAAGAATAGCTCCTTTTTCATTGAGATATGCCGACGATAATTTCCTTGCTTTCTATACTAAGGAGGATGCTAATACTGCCAAATGGAGAATTAAGAATTATTGGTGGTATGAGCTTAAGATAAGATCTAAAAGGCATACTTGTATTATAACAGACATGGATAGACCTCTTGATTTTTGCGGGTATGTTTTCCACCGTAATAACAAAGGCGTATCTGAACACAATAAAGGTTATGTGACAATAAGGAAGAGGGTAGCCAAAGATGCGAAGAAGTGTATTACAAATGAAAGCTGGTCTTCTTACTTCGGTCTTTTAAAACACTGTGACAGTTATTCATTAATGTCAAAAATAGAAAATATCATGAAATTACGAGATTTAACAAGTACGATTCGCATTGATAAGAAAATGGATGCGGACAACATTGATGTTAAAAACCTTGAAGGTATTGTATTTGATATCGTGAACTATGAAATACGAAGCAATAACAAGAATGAACCAAACTGGATAAAGTGCTTGATAGGTATTCCTGAAACCAATAAAGAAGGGATTCCTACCGGCAGGAAACTCGCAAGGGAATTTCATGGTAATTATCAAGGTATAGTAAATTTTATTTCAAAATGCGAACTTACTTATGGCAAAGATGCTATTCTCCCTATTACCGATGTAGAGATAGAAAACAGATGCGGATACGTTTTTAAAGGCAGCACTAACCGCTTGGAATACATTGATTGACTTCTTATTGTGATGGTGTGAATGAAAATTATTATCTTGCACCAAAAAAAAGAAAGTCATGAATTGTAACACTTGTAAAGATGACAGACCTGATATTCTGAGATCTAATATCTGTATCGGGTCTGATCCGTGTAATGACTGTACGGACAATTGCGAAATTCTTCCAAAAGAATGCGATTGCCCGTATGGTCATTTAAGCGATCATTGCATTCATTATACAGGATGCAAGACATTCATATCCAAATTAACTCCAGGTATGCCTTATAATGAGGTTATGCATAATATAGAGCTGGTTTTTGAAAACATAGATAAGTTTTTGGATAGGATGGTTGAAGAAAATACGCTTTTAAAACAAAGGGTTGAAAAACTTGAAAAACAACTTCAAAATGGAAAAGAGTGCACAAATTGGTAAGGACTTAAGTGGTAAACACGTATATGTTCCACATGTGGACGAGACGCCGGTGCCATGCCCGGACGGATATACATGCACGAACTGCGTGTACTGCGCTGACGGCATCAACGCTGGCTACTTCAGTCTGGCTCAGAAATCTGATCTTACGGCTTTAATCAATGCAATGATATGCCGTATGGAATACCAGGATAGGGAAATAGAATTTTTAAAACAAAAAATAAATATTTTGAGTAACAATGGCAACAATAGGTAACGGTTGTTTTGGCGGTCATGGTGGGTGCGAACGCCCGCATCATTGCAATATTCCTTCTTCTAACATATTTTATGATGGAGAAACTATAGAAGAAGCTGGTTTGTATCATGGTATGCCTTTAGACAGAGCTTTAGCTAATTTAGCTAAATACGTTTCAAGGGCTATTAACGTAAGTGGATCTGTCAATACAGAAGTGTTTGACGGTACTTCTCATGTGGTTCTAAAGAAAGATCCGGCAGAGATTTTGCTTGTGTCTTATTGCGGGGGTGTTGTACCTTCTGATATGTATAAAGTCCAGGGTCGTACTGTTAGGTTCTGCCGGGATATGTGTCAACAGGATGAACTTGCTGAAGTGAGGGTCGTGTACCGAGAAGAGGCAAATAGTTCTTATGGGTTCCATTGTTAATTTAGGAGGATGAGAAATGGCAGAAAAATGCAAAGGATTTATATGTGGGGGTAATCTCGTTGATGGCTCTGTGCCTTCTGATAAGTTAGATAAAGAAACCATTATCGAGCTTATTAAAGAGATTCTGAAAGAGGAAATGCATGAATCTTGGCTTAAGGAAATAATAGAAACCATACTTAAGGAATCTATTGATTCAGATTGGCTTCGTGAGTTCTTTAAAGAAGTTCTTAAAAAATACGCTAAAGAGGAATGGTTTAAGGATATTATCTGCGGCTTAGGATGTGTTGGCGTACAAGAGATATTTGATGTTATTCCTACTGACATAACATTTGAAGCCACAGGCGGTACGGCTACGGTACAGGTTGTGGTAGATGATGGCGTTGAATGGGAACTGACACTTTAATGAAGGAGGGTTATTATGAGCAAAGAAAGAATATATAAGATGGATGATGGTTCTTGGCTTACCTCAGATAAGAAGGAAGGTGTCGGTCGTGATAAAATGAATTTCGATGCTCCATCTTGGAAAGGAAGGGAAGATAGGATCACTATCCGAATTGTGAAGAAGTCCGATACCGAAAGCATGAAAGCCATTACTTTCAAGCAAAAAGGTATTAAGATCACAGAAGTGTCGGTTAGTAGGCTGGAGTTCCCTATATCTGGTGGAGATAAGCAGATCCTTATTACTACCAACGCCGCTTCTATCAATGCCCTTATTACAGGAGATAGTGGTATAAAGGGTGTTATAAAGGCATTTACCACCGCTTCTGGTCTAAATATTGATGTCAATGATATTAGGCTTGATTATGGTTTCCCTGGTGATCCGGGTCTTGAAGACACGTTCCAGGTTTCGATGATTGTTTCCATGCCTGGCAATGAGGATGGGAATGAAGTTAATGAGAACATAACTATAAATGGTGTACTGATTCCTATTTATCAGCCTGGAAAGGTCGTTCCTTACATTAAATTGGATAAGGAATTTGAACAAATTGAGGGTGATGAAACAAGCACGCAGTTAAGTATAGAAAGTAATATAAAAGATTATGTTATTGAAATAGTTGAATGCGAGTCTGTGGATAAGGAGGAAATCTACCTGGACAAGGATGTTGTTGATCTTGATTCAGATGGATCACCGGAGGTAATCAACGTAAGTACAACTCCCGAAAATTTAAGATGGAGGATTAGCGAATGAAAGTAGGTAATTGTTGGGCGAACATAGATAAGAAAGAAGGCAGTCTTAACAGTAAGGTTAATATTTACTTTGATGAAAATGATACTGGTGCCAACAGAAGTGTCAAGATAAGGGTGTCTTCCAGGGATGGTAGCGTATCTGAAGAATGTACGGTAGTTCATAAAAAAAAAGAACAGGTAGTTTATAGAAATAAAAGGCAGTCGGCTCTTTTCACAAAAGAAGGATGTAATCCTGAGACAGAGAAAGGGGAAGAACTTGAGTACGTTGTTGAGGCCGGAAAATACACGTCTATCATATCTCAGTCTGATGCTGATGACAAGGCTATGAGAGACATTGAGCAAAATGGTCAGAACTGGGTTAATGAGCATGGTCGTTGTATAACCATATTATGGTACAATGTCAAGAAATCAAAGTCGTTTAGAAAGAACGACTGCGATCCTGATACCGAAGAAGGAAGTTTGGTTACGATGACGATCGAAGCCGGGCAGTTCTCTTCTTCCATAAGCCAAGAGGATGCTGACCGTAAGGCTGAAGCCGAGTTGAATGCCAAAGGTCAAGACTATGCTAATTCTCATGGCACTTGCAATACCATAAAATGGTACAACGACAGGAAATCCAAAATGTTCCAAAAGACAGATTGTGAGGTAACTGAAGTTGGATCTATGGTAGAGTACGTTGTAGAAGCCGGCCGTTTCTCTTCTTCTGTTTCTAAGGAAGATGCTAATCAGAAGGCTTTGGAAGCCTTGGAAGCTGAAGGTCCAGGGTATGCTAATGAGCATGGCACCTGTGAAACCAATTTATGGTATAACGTAGAGAAGTCGAAAGTATTTTATAAGAATGACTGCGAAGATGGGTTTATCGGAGCACCTTACACTTACACGGTAGAAGCCGGTAAATACACATCAGACGTAAGTCAAGAAGATGCTGATCAGAAAGCTCTTGATGATATAGAGAAAAATGGTCAGGATCAGGCAAACCTGAATGGAGAATGCGTTACTGATCCAAATTATTTCGTCGGAAAGGCTTCGGCTCGTGTTCAGAAAAATGATTGCGATGCTGAATCTCAGACCGGAAGCTTTGTCGATTTAACTGAAAAGGATCTTGCTGGATACCCGGATGCTTTTGTATCAAGGGAAAGCCAGGAGGCGGCTAACGCGCTCGCTCAGGCTGCTATGGAAGAACAGAAACAGGATCTTGCAAATAAGAAAGGCACTTGCATAGATAAAAACCAATTTGTTGGTGTATATAGCAAGGTATTCACAAAAGACAATTGCGACGGAGAAGGCGTAGGTTCGCAGGTAACAGTGGACCAAGATGATGTAATCGGTGGTCCTTTTACTTCATACGAAAGCCAGGAGGCGGCTAACGCGCTCGCTCAGGCTGCCGTCGAGCAGCAGGGCCAGGCCATAGCCAACCGGGACGGACATTGCACGTGGACTGGTAAATACAGTGAAGAATTTACCAAAAACGATTGTAATGAAGGTCAGGTAGGGTCTAAGATTACCGTAACCGAACAAGATGTAGTGGGCGCCCCATTTACATCCACCGTGAGTCAAGATGATGCTAATAACAAGGCTAAAGCTGCTGTCAAAGAACAAGGACAGGCTATTGCTAACAGTAAGGGTAATTGTGAGAATATGACGGTCTATACCGGTCATTACAGCAAGAGATTCGTTCCTGAATGTGAAGCTTGCCATAAGGGTGTAGAAATGGAGGTTACGGCCGAAATGGTTAATGGTAGTCCTGTTACGTCTACAGAAAGCCAGGATGCGGCAGACGCAGAAGCTCGTAGGATCGTAGAAGAAGGAGGCCAGGCCTATGTTAATAAAAACGGCAACTGTACGCCACTTAGCACCGATCCTGTATGGGAAGACGTTGTTCCGGAAGAACTTAGATGTAATGAAGGTAAGTCTCAGAAAAAGCAACATGATACCAACGAATGTTCTGAAACCCACAATCAAGAACGTTGGGTAGATGGTGGGAACAAAGTTTGTAGCTGGACCGGTCATTACTCAGAAACGTTCCAAAAGAACGACTGTGAAATACCGGATTCAGGAACAGAAGTAGAGGTAAGTGAAGCTGATGTTGAAGGCAATCCTTTTACTTCTTTCGTAAGTCAAGAGGATGCTGATAATAAGGCTAAGGAAGCCGTTAAAGCTCAAGGGCAGGCTATTGCTAACCAAAAAGGTAAATGTAGGTTCGTAGGCGTATATAGCAAGCAGTTTACAAAAGACAATTGCGGATCATGTCAGCATGGCGTTCCGATGAGCGTAACACAAGACATGGTGGGTGGACCGTTCTATTCTAATGAAAGCCAGGAAGAGGCAGATAGGTTGGCTCAGGAAGCTGTAGAAGCCCAAGGTCAGGCTTACGCTAACAAGAACGGGACATGCGAAATGGACAACACCGATCCTGTATGGGTAGATTCTGAACCGCTTGAAACCAAATGTGAAGGAGGTAAATCTTATAAGAAGCAAGTCAATACCAACGAATGTTATGGTGGAGCAGATGAACGCTGGGTAGAAGGTGGAGATAAGGTATGTACCTGGACCGGAACATATAGCAAGCAATTTACAAAACAGTGTGCTGATGGAGGTGTTGGATCTAAGGTTACTATAGACCAAGATGATGTAACCGGCGGTCCTTTTACGTCTACCGTAAGTCAAGAGGACGCAAATAGTAAGGCTCAGGCTGCCGTTGAGGTCCAGGGTCAGGCTCTTGCTGACGCACAGGGCACTTGTATTTGGACCGGTAAGGCAAGTAAGGTTTTCACCAGAAACAATTGTGGAAGCTGCCAGCATGGTTCTTCTGTTACCGTAACCCAAGATGAAGTGGGTGGTCCATTTACGTCCAATATCAGTCAAGCTGATGCTAATAAGAAGGCTCAAGATGCTGTAAATTCCCAAGGTCAGGCAGTAGCTAATAAGAATGCTGATTGCTTGCCTGATAGCACAACACCTTCTTGGTCGGATACCGGAAGCACCCGTTGTGACGGGTGTACGTCTCAGAAGCAACAACGTGACACCAATCCATGCTCTTCTTCTTATAACGACACAAGATGGGTTAATGGAGGTGGAGAGTCTTGTACTGACTGGTCTTACTATGGAACAGGAGACTGCGTAGGTCATACTCAGTACAATGCTTATCGTGATAGTTGCTCTGGTAGCATAGATCGTCAATATTCTGTAAGTTGTAGAAATTGCTGTAATTGCGGATCTTACGGTTCTTGGCAAGAAAATGGATGTAATGGAACCAAAACTAAGTTTATTCGTTACGATGATTGCGGAAATTCTGATACTAAAGAAGAGTATGTTATTGGAAGTTGCGGATATGCACCATATGAATTTCAGTTCCATGATGGAAGAACGAGCAAGTCAAGGTCTGTAACTGGAGAATCTCAGGATATTGAAGAAGTTATCATAAGTACTAAGAATGATTCATATATAGGATATTCTGTTAAATCGAAACCTTCTTGGTGTTCTGTTGATTACAGAGACCAGACATCTGAAAGCATGAAGGCTGTGGTGACATTATCTGCCAATACAACATCTTCTTCCAGATCTGGTGACATTGTTTTTGTTCAAAATGAATCTGGAAAGACTGTTACTCTTAGCATCACACAAGATGTTGCAGTTACTTACGAATTTAGTACCAACCAAAGCACTTGGAATGCCGATGCAAATGGAGGTGCAAATAATTCATATTTATGTATCCAATTAAAGAGTAAGAAGAATGGAAGCAAGATAGGATACACTGTATCTTCTAAACCGAGTTGGGTTACAGAAGTTACAGAAAAACCATCAGGGGTATCCTGTCCTGTTTTGTCAGGTTATGATTATTCATTTGTAATAATCTCATCCGCAAACAGCTCTTCATCTTCCAGAAGTGGCACTGTGACATTGAAGCAAAATGAGTCTGGGAAGACTGTTAACATAACAGTCAACCAAGAAGGCAAGGCAGAGGCTAAGCCTGTTCCGGCGCATATTACATTGAAAAACGGTTCTTGGGCTACATATAGGAGGGATAATGTTTCTTATAACCCTGGCGCCGGTAAGTGTATTGCCGGATTCGAATGGACTGGTGATGAAAATGGAAATATCCGAATCTACACCTGTGATATTAAGGTGGTGGATGCTAATTATCGTGAGATATCTGGAGCTACTATAAGCATCGGAACAACAACCCAGAGAAGACAATCCGGAAGCTCTTGTTCGTATTTCGGGGCCGTTAATGGAGGAATATTAGCCGGATATGTTCATTCTGGAGATGAGAATGGATATACTACATGGTATATACGAACTATAAACGTGTCTTACGAAGGCAAAGTGTATAATACCTCTACTGTTAGGCAGTACGAAAAACAAAATATCTCTAAGAAAGGTGGTGTTTTCAATGTATATAATGAATCTCCTGCTTCTTATAACTTTATAGTAGATGGAGCTGAGTGTGGAGATGAAAATGGTACTTTGAAATACGCTTATTCTCAAATGGATCTTAATCCAGCATAATTAGCAAGGGGAGGGAATTTAGTTCTCTCCCCTTGAATATTTTAGATTATAATATTGTGTTTTAAGTATTGTCTATTAGAATAAAAATGATTAATATTGCACATCATTCAATTTTAAATTTTTAGTATCATGGCTTGTAAAAAGAAAGCTCGTCAGGGTGGGGAAGTTGATAAAAAGGACAAACCTAAAATGCGTCAAGGCGGTAGTGTTGGCGGTAAGATGAAAAGAAAGAAGACGAGCACTAAAAAGTGATTGAAAACCAGGGGAAGGTGCTGATCGCCTTCCCCATTTTAATAACATAACAACAACATATTATGAGCAACAAGTTTATTAGCAAAGGACAGAGGAATGTCTGTGTGACGTTTGTGAAGTATTATCCTGTGTTGATGCAGGTTATTATGTTAGCCAGCATTTTTGATGAGTTTTATCCTTTTAGTATCACTAATTGGCCGTATCCGATATTAGGTCATTCTCTATCATGGGACCTATTTCTCTTGGCTTTTTCAAGAATGTTCAGGTTTTGTATATGGCATAGGTTATTGATCTATAGCATGATTTTTAATATCTGTGTAGAATGGGTTACGGTTAATATTGAGATGCCTATTGAACACAATATCGTAGTGTGGTCTGTTATGGCTGTTACTCTTTTGATAATCATTGCCTCTATTGTTTTAAGATTTAAAACAGGATGTTTTGAAAATGAAAGAAATTCTGACAGAGACGCTGCGTAAAAGCGGTGCGGCGGTATGCGATAAGATAAAGGAGATGTTTTTAAGCGGGGAATGCGATCATCTTACAGCCAACGATCTTGAGACATGGACGCAGCTTGCTAATCCGGCTAAGTACTATACCGGAGAAGAGGCTGTTTCTTATCTTAATGTAACTTCTAAAAGATTTTATGAATATCGGAAGGCGAAGTTAGTTCCTGATCCGGTTAAGATAAAGGGATTCCCTAAACCTTTATATACGAAAGTTATGTTGGATGAGGCTATAAAAACCATATCCGGCATGAGTGAAAGAGATATTTATATGAGGATCTTGAATGCTAAATCAAGAGAATCAAGAGCAAAAGAAAGGAGGGGAGCATGATCACTAATGGTGAATTTGTATCAAGAGTCGTAAACGGTATTCATGCCCTTGACAAAGATTCGCATGTTAGTCGGAGATGGATATTGAATATCGGTAGAACTAAAGCCGAATCTTATACAGCACAGAGGTGGGATGACGGGATGTTACTTGGTGACCACCGGCTCCTAACTTACGTTACTTGCCTGGAGATGATTGAAGTTGATAAAATAGTTTGCTGCGATGCCGAATTTGCGTTATGTAATACACTTATGCGTTCAAAGCATAAGCTTCCAGGACTTCTTTATTCTGCCCTTAGACCGGCTATTACTAAGGTGACTAACGTAGATAACACTATATTTTTTAAGTTCGCTGAAATAAAGTCGTATCGCAATGAACAAAAAAGACCGTATGCTAAATACGTTAAAGAACGTCGTCCTTTTTATTATGTAGAAAACGACTATATTTATATACCGGATTTCCATATAGAGCTTATTAACGTAGAGTTCTTTACAACAAGAAGAAAGAAGGCGCTGGAGTTAATGGCTTGCGATCCTACACCTAAAGGGGGCGAGGCTGAATGGGGATACGAATTTATCTGTCCTATCAAGCTAATTGAGTACGTGGTAGCAGAGACGATAAAGGAAGTAGCGTTCAGGCTACAGATTCCTGTTGATGAAAATCCGAATCTTGATTCCAATCAGAAAAGTCAAATTGTTCAGTGATTCTTTTTATTGGACACCCGGCCATAGTTATATAGTTTGGCCGGGTGTTTTTTTGTACTATTTCAATGCAAGAACAGGGTTTCCCCATTTTCTTTTCCATTTATCTCCGAGGTAATTTATCAAAGAATTGTAATCTTTGATAAAACCGTCATCAATAACAGAGGCTATGACGTTCTCTATAGCTATTATGTCATTGAGCTCATCTTTGCTGGCAGTATTCCTTATCCCATCTTCGTGTTTATTAAAAACAATGAAATTAATAGCTTTAGCAACTCTCTTTATATTGTCTTTCAAGTCATTCTTGTTTGGAACTATTTTGCTTATTGCGCTACACATCCTAACGTATGCATCGCCGGCTTCGTTCCGGTTTTCTATCAAACCATCTGTGAGCCAAATGACAACCTCTGCGTAAATTTCTGGATCCATCTCTAATGCAATCATAACAAACAGATATGGATTGACAAACCATTTTTGATCTACTCCTTTTCCTTTTTTGTAGGCAAGGTCTAATTTACCAAGATCCATTACACTGCTGATATTCAGGATATTATCTTTGAGTCCGAGATTTCTCCTACTCAATAAGTCCCTGTCATTCAACTTATTAAAAAGCTCGAAACATCTCTCCCTAAAAGAAGAAGTTAGCATTATTTCGTTAATCCATCTTTCTTTTAACCCTTTTTCTTTTCTTTTTTTGTTCATGGCCGATACGGCGTCTGTTATACATATGTAACCATCTTTAGACATAACAGACACGTTCATTCCTAACAAAACTCGATCTTTTGATTGTAAAACAACATTTGATTTCATAACTTTACTACGATTTTAATTTTGTAAAATATAAGTCTACCTGTCCGTGAGGATCGGTAGACTTTGCAAATATAGAATAGTATTTTGACGCAACAATATATTCTAATGTTAATTATCTGAAATGTATAATTTTAATTTTTGAATTATGAAAAGAACATCAATACAATCACCGTATTTTGCAGCTTACTACCATCGTCTTATGAAGAGAAAGAATGGTTTTAAGAAAGGCATGATAAGAGACAGAGGAGAGATTTTAAGACTGTTGTCTATTATATGGAAAACCGTATCAGAACATTATGTGGAAGCTGATGCTGGTGTTTACGTAGATAACGTGGGCTACTTATGCCATGTGCTTATACCGGGCCAGCGCTTTACCGTCAGGCGGGACCTGGACATCGTGAGCAGGCTCGGCACCAACGGCTACCTCTACAACCACCTGGCTATGGATTTCGCAGACTCTAAAAGATATTACCATTTTGTAATACAAGATAGCTTGAAAAAGAAGTTAAGGGTTAAAATGAATAAAGGACGAAGATACCGATTTATGTACAATGAAATACTTGCCAAAAGAAGGGTGTTTAAAGATTTCCAGATTAAGAGAGTTTTCGAAGATAAAGAATTAGGACATAGAAAGTCGTAGAAAAAAAAAGTAGCGATCACCCTTTGTGGATACAGGATAATCGCTACTTTTGCATATCCGTCTACTTTCTCAAGCGGACGGATATAATGCTAACAAAATATCTTTATACAAATAAAGCTCTATGGAGGCAAAGGTAAACAATTTTCAAAACAATGCGAAGGGTAGTAACATTATTTTGACGTCAGAATCCAACGAAATGGATTTATCTGTAAAATTATCTAAAATTTTTAGCTATAATGGCCATAATGTTTCTTTTATAAAAACTTCTTATGGTATATTGTTAAATGCCACGCAGATGGCAAAAGCATTCAATAAGAAACCTGCCGAGTATCTAAGGTTGCCGTCTGTAAATCAATTAATTAAGTCAATGGTGGGATTTTCCCACCTTTCTGAGAATCAGATAGTTACAACCATGTTTGGAAGTCCTGAAAATGGAGGAGGTACATGGATGTTTGAAGATCTCGCCATAGATTTTGCGAGATGGTTGGATACTGATTTTAGATTATGGTGTAACTCGAAGATAAAAGAATTTTTAACATCAAACTTGGTTTCTATTCCAAATTTTACTGATCCGGCAGAAGCAGCCGAAGAATGGGCTAAGCAGTATCGTAGAGCTCAGCAAGCGGAATCCATTGCTTTGGCTGAACATAAAAGGGCGGAGCAAGAAAGAATGGAAAAAGAAATAGCTGTAAATACGTTAGAAGAAAAGAAAGGGGATATAGAGTTTTCTGAGTCATTTAAAAAGGTGGATCATGAAAACATGTGGCTAATCAGAGATGTGGCGAAGAAGCTTGAGCAGAATGGAATCATCATCGCAGAAAAGAATCTTCGTTTGTTTCTTGAGGAAGTCAAGTTTATGTTCAGAAATGGGCAGGGTAGATGGGAGTTATACAGTGATATTGTCAAAAATAAGTTTGGTGTGTATAGATCATATTTTGTAGATAAGTATTCTGGGGAAAGAGTTAATCAGCAAACCATCTACATGACTGGTGCCGGATATGAAGTCACACTTAAGGGGATAAAGGAAAAGTGTAGGAGCCTTTTCTTGAAGTACGGCAAGTTTGAAGATCCTAACTTTTGAAAACACAAAATAGGGCGTTATACATATTATTTATATCTTTGTGGAGGTCAGGTTCGTTTCCTGTCCTCCATTTTTTTTAAGAGATGACAGTCGAAAATTATATCATAGAGTTAAAATCGTCTTTAAGATCATTTGACAAGCGTGATCTGATAGATGAGGTATCCATCTACAAATGGGTAGAAATTGCCCTGAAGAAGTTTGGAGGCGATATTACTATGCGCAAAGAAGCGGTAGTGGATGTCAAGCGAGGGCAGGCCCGTATGCCTGGTGATTACTTTGATCTTATTCTGGCTTTTAAATGTGATTTTAAAGGATATGAGGTGCCAGAAGGTGACAAGGTGATACCAGAACTTCAAAATACAATAGCCTGGAAAGAACGTACCGAAAGAAGTTATAGGTGGTGTTCTTGCGATGAATGTTGTAAAGACGAATGCGAGAAAGTGATAGTTGAAAAATTTTATATCAATGTTCATGATCGCGATCATGAAGTTCGTTGCTATTATGACCGGCCGGTAATGTTAGGTCTTGCTAAGCCTATGCTTCGTGATTCTTGTTTAAGTAAATGCCGGAATAAGGTAATAAAGGATAGTCCGTATGAGATAAATATCGTAAACGGATTCCTGTATGCTAATTTCGATGGTCCTATTTACATGCAGTACCGGTCTCTTCCTTTCGACGGAGAATCTAATATAATTATACCAGACACGCCTCAAGGTCTGGTATTGGATTATGTGGATAATTTTGTAAAGATGAGATTCTTTGAGGAACTGATGTATAATGGAGAGGCACAAGGAGCGGCCGATTTGTTCAAGTTGTATGCACAGCAAGATTTGGTTAAGCTGAAAAATGCTAAGACCGAACTTAAGATGATGGGAATGACATTGAAAGGTATGTATGAACCTCTTAGGCGGCGTCGTGCCGAGTTTGAGATTTATTCTAAGGCATATCCTGTAATTGACAACATGCTTAAATTGGTATGACAGAAGTAGTTCTATTTATATATTTGTCTGGCGTTATCGCATCCATGATTGTTTGGTCAATCAGGCAATTTAAAGGAGAGGCGAGTTTGGTAGAGACAATGTACTGCCCGGTAGTATTTTTGTTGAGCTGGATATACGTATTTGAAATATTTAAAATGAAATAATATGTTAGAGGTTAAAGCAAGCGAAATAGTAACCGCCGACAAAATGAGAGGCATAGGACCGGCAAACATCATCTTCACAGCCGGCCCTAATCCGGTAGCTGAAGATCGTAGAGGCGTAGCTAAGGTAACGGCTGGTGGAGAGAGTAAGAACGTTACAATCACACAAGCTGCCGGCGAGCAGGTTGTTGTAATTCCTGAGTTCGATTATCTTGTTCTTAGGTATGGATGGGAATCAGAAGACGGCTCCGATTTTGATACTGCAACCGGTTTCACCAATACAGGCATCTCAGATGTAGATAATAAATACGTTGGATGGAGTAAGCAGTGGGCTACTACCCAACAACAGGTAGGTGATTACCTTGTTTATGGTGGTGATAACATGCAGTCTGGCCTTGAAGGGGCGCTTATTAAGATGAAGACCTTGCTATCAGCGCCTGGAATGGACGAGTCGGAACCTAATATCAATGCTGATATCTATGGTAATTGGTATGGAAATAGAGGGCGAGGAAATGTTGTTGTGTCTTTTACAGCCTACCTTGGAGGAGAGATGGTTAAACAAGGATTTAATTTCATTAATGAAGGAGGTACGGAAGTTTACTCCGACAGCATCACTACTAACGTTTCGGCTCATGGTGAAACCAATTACCAAAATATAAAAGGTTTGTACACTAAGATGGGTACGATGGTTTATAATAAGGAAAAGCGTGATTGTGTTATTGTTATAGGTTAAGGTGATGGAAGGTCTTTGGGATAAATACAATAGGATTAAGGAGGTGTTTTACCGGGATTTTGTTTATGATTCCAGCTACACAGAGCAGGCCTCGTGCATCCCACTGTCGTCGGTGAAGAACGGGGCAGGCTGGGTCGGCGACGGAACTATCAACCTGGCTCATTATCTCCAGTTTATATACACGGAAATGGTTCTTGGCAGCAAGACAGAAGATGATGTGCGTAATTCCATATTGGTACTTACCCGTCTTGCCGATACTACTTATGATCTATTTTTTAATAACAACAAAGGTATTTATTTCAAATTCGAAAAAGGATTTTTCTTAAGAGACGATATCCATAGCGAAGACGCAAGCAAATTCGGTCTTACCAAGATAAGCTCCGGATATACTAATGGTATAGAGTTAAAAGATGAAGACCCTTGCTTCTCCCCATTCACTTCACAAGATCAGATCTGGAATCTGGCTCCTATATTAGCTTTCTTGTCAGAAAAAGGATTTGAAGAAGCCGGGCAAGTAGGATACGATATTTTTGAGTACGTTATTAGAAACAGACACAAGATATACAATCCTTATTATAGCGCCTTGCTTCATCATTGGACATTCCTTCCTGATATGGATACCGATAAGGTTAAGCCGTGGGATAGGGTCAGCGACCGTAACAAGAATCTTAAATACAAAGTTAAGGTTAAGAGAGGTGCAAACAATTGGTACTTCTCTGGAGGATTCAGATGGGCATTTAAGAAGTTTGGAGGCAAGTGTAGTACATTCTGGCATTGCCTATGGTATAAACCATTTATATTTTTAGCAGATAGGGTATATCATCCATATGTATGTAAATGGTTCGGTATTAAGGTTAAGAACAATTCTTACTATTGCCTTGGATCCACAAATGAAAAATCATGGTACGGTCCTAAGTTCAGAAAGAGGCTGGTTAGTAAATTTAATAAGTCTTTGGAAGGTGGAGAATTGTTTATGCCGCATCTTGTTTTTCTTAAAGAGTGTGAAGATGTTGATGAAAGTAAGTTAAGGTCTTATCTTGAAAAATGGGAATGGGATGGAGTTAATTCTCCTATTGAGTTTTTGATTTTGTGCAACTGGTATAAAATTATTTTTTTTGACAATGAAAATATTTTATAATTCAAAAATAGCTAAGTTGTTTACGTTCATTGACGGCTATAAAACAATTATGCTGTTTGGAGCCGTATTTACCGAACGTGATGCTATATCATTGAAGGCCGAATATCATGAAGAGGCGCATTGTAATCAGTATCATACAATGTTTTGTTTTGGTATGTTTATATCGTTGCTTACAATAGGATTGTGTCTCTTATTCGGTAATGCAGGGTGGTGGATGCTGTGGCTGTCTCTTATTCCGATATTTTTATACTATTCATGGTATTTAATTGAGTACCTGATTAGGTTGTGCATATATCGCAATCACGATAAGGCATATCACAATATCGTATTTGAAAGAGAGGCTTTCGACTTAGAAAAGTATTGGAATAAGCATGATGTTTTGAGGAAGGAGTCGAAAGGATTTAGCTTCTTGAAATATTACGGGAAGGAGTATTATCATGAGTAGGAGAAGATATTTTGAGGAACAGAGATCTGGTAATGGAGCTATTTATCATTGTGTTGAAATCGATACCGATCATGATAATCGTTTTGAGGTACTTGATTTAATGAGTAAAGATGAATCAGATACAATTAGCCCAGATAAGGTGAATAATGTCTTGAATCAGCTTAGGCAAGGATCATGTTTTAACATTCATACTCAGAGTACAGTTTCTTTTGAGGTTATAGAAAAGAGAAGTAATGCTATATTTATCAAATTTAATCCAACTCCTGCTCCAAGTGAACAACATGGCATTATATATAGGTTTCAGATAAACAATAAAAAATATGTTTTTATGTTTTCTAACAATTATGACGGCAAGAGTGACCTTATACAAAACGCAGATGAGGATGTTGATTGTATGACATACGCGCAGGATACCAGTCTTTATCATAATGATTCTTTCTTTGCATTTGTTTGATTATGTATGTTAAATATAATTATATGATTTACAGTAAGTTATTATATATAGGGGGGGGGGTAATCCTTAGTATGTTATGAGACGTCGTTTATTGCAAAAAAATAGGGAACTTGAAGACTTTATCATAAGGTTTTATCCGGCAGGAAATTATACATGGACGGTTCCATCTGGATGTAGGGAGGTTGATGTGTTTCTTGTCGGAGGCGGTGGAGGATGTTCATATAATTCAGGATTAGGAACTCCTGGAGGCGGTGGAGGTGGCTATACTAAAACATATAAGAAGGATACCGCTGGATATAGAGATGGCAACGCGATAACTATTACACCAGGACAAACTATTGAAATTATAGTTGGTGCAGGAGTTCGTGGCGCAAATGGGGGATATTCACAGTTTATGAGTTCGCTTTACCGGGCTGAAGGAGGCCATCTGTCTCAATGGAATGGAGACGGAAATGGTGGTTCGGGAGGTGTAGGGGTAGATAGATCTACTCATTCGGTCGGAGGCTCAGATGGTACAGGCAGTGGTGGAACATCGGGGCAAGGACATACGACGCGTGATTTTGGGGAATCTAATGGTAAAAGGAATGCAGCAGGTGGGGCAAGCTCCTATAATAAATCAGGCGGGGAGACATCTCAGCCGGGAACATCAGATTATACAGAAGGGAGTGGCGAAGGCAGTAATGAAAGTAGTTCTTTGGCTTCTGGCTGGAGTGCCGGACTTGGTGGTGGCGGCTACGGTGGTGGAGCTGGGGGAAATGCATCGGGAAAATCGACGAAAGGTGGTGATGGTACTGTTTTGATTAGGGGTAGAAGATATAAATCGTAAGTAAATGTTATGAGACGAAGATTTGAAAATGTTAATATGGTGATGGGTAATTGTTTCTCTCCTGTAATGGAAGGGAGTCAATTTCAATGGGATAATATTGTAGGGTGATTATATACAACTTTACACCACAAATATAGGAAATTGTTTTTTTATATATAAATAATAATTCCTATATTTGTGTCATGAGATTAGTTGAACAACATATAATCAAACAAAGTTCAATATATTACAATGAGCTTCAAGACCTATTGCATAAGTGTAAAAACTTATACAATAAAGGGTTGTATGTTGTTAGACAACACTACTTTCAATACAAGAATGATAATACTGTAAAGTATAAATACCTCAACTATTATTCTCTCGAAAGAGTGTTGAAAACAGAAAATGATGTTGACTATCGTGCTTTACCAGCACCGGTTGCTCAACAGGTGTTGATGATGGTTGATAGGAACTTTAAATCTTTCTTCAATCTCTTTAATAAAAAGAATAGAGGTGAGTATTCCGAATTTGTTAGAATGCCTAAGTATCTTAACAAAGACGGTTTGTTTCCTGCTGTTTTTACGACCGCATCTTTTTCTCAAAAATGGATAAAACAAGGTATTGTTAAGTTACCTAAACAGTTTTCCTTTACCACAAGAACCAATAAACAAAATATTCAACAACTTAGATTCGTTCCTAAGAATGGATATATTGTTCTTGAAATAGTTTACAATAAGAAGGAAAAAGATCTTATGTCCGATAATGGGAACTATCTTGGTATCGACATAGGATTAGATAATTTAGCATCTTGTGTTTCAAACAACGGTTCTTGTTTTATCATCAATGGTAGACCACTAAAGTCTATCAACCAATATTATAATAAAAGATTAGCATTCTTAAAATCTAAATTAAAAGATAATAAACATACTTCAAAACAAATTAGGTCATTAACTAACAAAAGGAATAATAAGATCAAAGATTATCTTCACAAGGCAAGTAGGATATTGGTTAATCACGTAGTTTCCAATGGTATTAATACGATCATAATCGGTCATAACAAATGCTGGAAACAAGAGATCAATATCGGAAAACGAAATAATCAGAACTTTGTATCTATTCCTTTTAATGTATTTATCTCAATGATATCTTATAAAGCAACATTAGAAGGTATTAATGTTAAGATTGTTGAAGAATCTTATACTTCAAAATGTAGCTTTTTGGATAATGAACGGATTTGTAAACATAAATCTTACAAAGGAAGAAGGACCAAACGAGGATTGTTTAAAACCTCGTTTGGTAGGACTATTAATGCTGATATCAATGGTGCTTTTAACATCATTAGAAAATCAGAAAAAGAATCCTTTGATGTAACGATGTTACCAGAAGGTAGAGGGTTTTGGTGGAACCCGGTACGTATTTCTGTATAAATATATACTATTTTACATTTCTGGTGTAAAGTGGTATATAATCACCTAATTATATTGATATTCAAATAAGAAATTTCAATGATAATCCTATCCCCGATTTTTATGTAGGCGTGGTCGATAAAGTAGGAGACTGAAAATGTATTTCTTTTCTTCACCTACTTTAGAAATCCATTATTAAATCTCTTTTGCTATCTTTGTGACAAACAGTTATAAAATGGCATTAGAAGATAACAGAAACATAGCGATTCCTCAAACAGGTATGAATCGCGATCTGCATCCGTCGAGTCTTACGGATCAGCATTATACGTTTGCCTTGAATGCCAACATCGAATCCGAGGATGGTAATGTTGGAATGAGATCTAACGAGCACAGTAATCTTAAATGCATTGATTTCGATGGGTTTAAAGTTATTGGTTATAAGAATGATCTTACTTCGGGCAATATCTATTTTTTTATAACAAATCCTGAAACAGGCGTATCTAAAATAACTTATTTCAAGCCTGAATCCGATACAAGTATCTTGTCTGATTCTGATATAGAATCTATGGTAGAAGGATCGGAGTCGTTGTGTTCTGGCATGAAAACCCTGCTTGAAGACAACGAGCAAGATCCGTGCCTTAAGTTCTCTATCTACCATCCTATAAAAACCATAGAAATAAAGACAGAGAAATGTGGGAAATGTATTTACTGGACTGACGATTATAATCCTCCCAGGTATGTTATTGTAGACAAGGCTCTGACTCCTGATGATGAAGGTGATATATGGTATCATTATCATGGGTATAAGATATGCGATAAAGAATACGATAGGAAAAAGTTCATGCAGGAAAATGGTTGTTTTCTGGCATGTGAGAAACTTAGGGTGTTTCCACTACTGGACCAGCCATGTGTAGAGCCGGTACAGATAGAGTACGGGGGCAGCCTGCGTGCGGGCGTGTATCAGTTTGCTGTGGCCTTGTGCGATGAATTTGGTAACGAGAAAACTAACTATACTTCATTAACTAACCCTGTTCATGTATTTGATGAGCAATATATCAGGATAAATGATGGTAAATGGGGAGAAAGAACTAATCTTGGTATAAGACTTAAGGTGTCTAATCTGGATAGGCAAGTCAGCCATTACAAGGTGGCTGTTATTCAGAATACTGTAGGATACAATGGTGAAACACAACCTGTAGTTGATTATTTTATAGAAGGTATTCATCCTATTACAGAGAAGACCATATACTATTATTCTGATCTTAATAATAAGAGGACAACATTTGAACATATTTCTTTAAAAAGAGCCATATATAATACATCAAGAGGAATAGTATCGGTTGGAAACCGTCTTCTTCAATATGGTCTTACGGCAGAAAAAGAATGGAATTTACAGCCTGTAGTTTCCCTCATGGGTCATTTCTTGAAATGGCAGGCGTCTGTAGCCCACGAAGATTTATATAAGGATGGTAATGCTTGTTCGTTGTATGTGGGATATATGAGGAATGAAGTGTATCCGTTTTCTATCTCGTTTAAGACATCTACTGGTTATAAAACTCCAGCATTCGTTCTTATCCCCCCACCTTCTGATAAGGCAAGAGAAGAAATGAACAAAGACAGTATCCCATACCAGTCTATAAATGCATATGCTCCGGATTGTTCAGGAGTGGAAAGAAAATATGTATGGCAGTATAGCAATACGGCAGGAGATGGGGTATTGATTGACGACGATGCGGTTGTTATAGATGAAGAACAGAGTGTAACAACCCGGCTACTGTAGGTCAAACTGTTGTAGTGGAAAGCAATTTTGCCACTTTTAAAGGTAAATCAAGATTTATTATCGATTATGATGATATTGTAGGAACCCCTATAAATTATTTGTCTGAAAATATAGGTCTTGTAGCTTGTAATAATAAGGAGAATGGAAACAATGAAAGACAGATATGTGATATAGCTACCAAATACAGAGAAGATGGAACACAGGATTATATGGAGCCAATTGATCATATTAGGTTACCAGAAATGGAAGGAGACTGCGAAGTCCCTCATCGTCAAGAATCTATATTGTCAGCTCCAGTTCCACTAATAACAGGCCTTGTAGAAGATTATATCTATAAGGTTCTTAGCGAAATGGAACACGTCTCTACAGATTATCTATATACCACAGGAGGAGAAAATCAGAATAAGTATTCTGTGTTGTTTAATTACGAGACAATGGATTCTTTATCTGAATGGATGGAGAAAGCATTTTTTGGGTATAGCGCTGGCAGCATATCAGGTGATGGCAATCAACACCTTTGTTCTGAGTTTTATCCATACTTACAACCTGGATCTGTTTTAAAAACCGTGTCTGATGCTATATACGTATTAGATACCATGCCTTGTACATGCGGATGTTATATTGAGAGTTATTGCTCTGATCCTACTGTGTCAAGAACTGATTATAACAACTTTCAGAATTATAATTATCTTCTTGGAAGTTATATTCTTCATATAGATGGATGGAGCCAAAAGATAAATGATGTAGGAGATTGGCGAGCCGGTAGATCTACCAGTACAGTCATAAATAATCAGTATAGATCAAAGAACGGACCCAGGTATTGTATTGAGCAATTTTGGCCTGAAGCTTCTGAGAAGTTGCAAGATATGATATATAAAAATTCGGATACCGGTATAGATGAAACTGATTGGAAATTTGAAGGGTATGTAAACAATGCTACATTTAATAATCCTACAGGGGATAAGCTTAATATTGGATTCGCATCTGAATTTGTGGTATGGAAGTTTGTCAGAAATGTAATGACAAATGCAAGATTTATTAGAATTAATAGACCAGAAGAGTGGGACATAGAAGGTTATAAAGACGAGAACAAAGTTCTTTATCTTGAAGCTCTTGGAAAGGTAGATGGCATAATGGATGCTGTGTCTACCAATTACGTTCGTGTTTCTTTTTGGAAGGATGTTGAAACATGGTCCCCTCTTGGAATAGTACCAGTTGAATTTGATAGACCTGAGTATGAATCATCTCATTCCGTTATTGTTAACATAGCAAGACCGGCTTTCGGAGAAATAAATGAAGAGTTTTTTGATTCTATAGGTCAAAATTATTTTTATGTTACAATAGAATCTCCTATTGTAGCAGTTCCTTGGATAATGACGTTTAGACAAATTCAATTTTGTTCTTATAAAAATTATGATACCCCAGAAGAAGAGGAAGAAGAAGGAAAGAAGCCTTCCCGTGCTATTCTTGGAGTCGCTTTTGCTACAGGTAAAACTATATATCCGTATATTTTTGGTATAAGAGAAAAGGAGGTAAATAAGATTGATTTGTCTGTGGATTCTATAACACTTAGATCAACTGTCTTATTTGCATCAAAATGTCAGACATGTGGAGATAGGCCCATCAATTGCAAGCCTCGTCCTTATAAATACGGGGATTTTGCATATTGGGAATCATCTGAGAAATATCCTGCTAATTTTGAACTTTATGATAGTAGCAGGATGAAAATAGACACAGGCAGATCTTATGGTGATCCAAAAAAATCAGAAGCTTATTCTAATATTATGAATAAGTTAACAGAATATTATGGTGCTCCTTTGTCAGACAAAAATGGATTATCTTATTTCAAGGGTCATTCTTATGGAGGGGTAGATACTTCTACCGTATTTTGCCAGCAACCTATACGTCATTACCGGTTTCCAGATAATAAGCATATACCATTCATGAACAGTGATGAACGTGGATATGACATAGCTTCTGAAATATATCCGGTAGGTATTATGGTAGATGAGAACACCATACAAGTGTTTTTGGATTTTGCAGTGGATTCTGGTTTGATTACGCAACAACAAAGAAATACGATTGTAGGATATGAACTGTATCGTGGAGATAGGAGACTAAATAGGTCGGTTGTGGCTTCAGGATTAGCCTATGATATGCTTAGATACATAGGAGACGATGGTAATGTGAATATCTATCCTAATTACCCATATAATGACCTGTCACAAGATCAATATAATTATACGTCTGGCAAAAGAGACGAGTTTATATCCCATCCTTTCGACAAAGGAGGAAACGTGTGGTATTCATTCTGTTCACCTGATATTTATTTCAACAAGCCAGAACTTCCAAATGAAGTATGTATAGACGGGTTTCAAAGAGGAATGTCTGTGGGCAGTTTCGTACCTGTAGAAGATCATCCAAAATGGACTATCTTAGGTCCTGCCGCATACACGATGGCTGCGTCGCTTGCCGCAGTTGAATCAAGTGCTACAATAGCAGCTATGATAGCAGAAGAGCTTCAGATAAGGGCGCAGTCTGGATACATAGGAGGGTCGGCCGGTCTTACCGGAGGAGGATTCCTGACTAATTTAAGTGTGGCCATGCTGTTTTCTTCAATGGTGTCAACCATCAGTCAGACTCTTGCTAAAGGCCCGATATTGTACGGTAAGTACCGTTATGATTGGCTTAATACGTTTATAAACAATGGACCAAGACGTAATCATGCATGGTATTATACTTCTGTGGGATTATATAATTCAATGATAGGCATAACAGATCAGGATAAGTATGAACGAAATTTTGCCCGTGGTTTATCTTCTGTTAAGTACATTAAGTCTGGCGTATATCCGATGATGGATGCCAGTATGTCTTCTAAATGGGGAACCGGTAGAAATGATAATGAGGGACGTTTCTTATTCGTTAATAATATAGATCGTGAATCTTCGTTATTTTTATCATTTGGTGATCCAGGTGAAAAAGGAGATGGTAAATCGAAATATTTATTGGAATATCCGAACTATGTTTACAATTACGACAGTAGCCGCATAGATGATTCGGTTATTGCTGGAAGTGATGTTGTAGCAGGAAGAACATTCGAGCAATCCAAAACAGTATCGTACATCTGTTCTCCGTATATGAGACTTATGCGATATAGGCCGGATCAATATGGACAGATAGAAGATATAAAATGGATTTCCATAGGCGGATGTGGCTTTTTCACTAATGAAAAGAAATTGATATTCGGTGGCGATACGGTGATAACCAGATTTTCATTAAAGAGAAAATTTCCTGTTTTTTATAATAGCGCTTTTGGTATTGGAGACATGATACCATTCCCATACATGGATTACAGAAATGTAGGGTATCCAAGATATTTTGTTAATTATGATACTGGAGAAGACGCTCTTGAGACAATAGATAACGAACGTTTCAATAGCTGGACATCATCTAATAAAGGAAGATACGCTTTTTATCCAAACAGGAAGAGCTTATACGAATTAAATGGTGACACATCCGGCAAGTACGTTAATGGAAGATTTTATACATGGTTCTATGGCATTCCTCAGTTCCTTGTAGAGTCTGAAATAAATTGTAATTTCAGATTAGAGGGCCCTCAGCCTCATGAACTATTCTATCCAAAAGTAGGAGATTTTGTTTGGTGGACACAAGAAAAGAACGTATCTATCCATAGGGATAATGATTACAAGATAAGTCCTATCTATTCGTCGAGGATGACACTAACACCAAATGTATTGCCGGCAACATACGAACGACGTTTTTATGACTGTGCTTACCAGCGTCCTAATGGTGTTATATGGAGTAGGGCTGACGTATCTGAAAACAGTCAAACAGATCCGTGGCTGACGTACAAGCCTATGGACTATCATGAGTTCCCAACCAACAACGGGAAGCTTATTCACATGAAGCGTATTGAATCCGATCAGATTCTTGTCAGGTTCGAGGATCAGGTTTCACTCCATAACGCCATAGACGTAATCAAGGAGCGCACCTCCCCAGGGCAGGCCGAGATGGGCACCGGCGGTCTGTTCGCGTCCCGGCCTCTGGAGTACAACACGACCGACCTCGGTTATTCTGGAACCCAGAGCACTGAAATAATTAGTTCAGAATTTGGTCACTTCTGGGTAGATACTAAAAGAGCACAGGTGTTTATGACCGATCCTAATGGACGTAATCTTAAGGAACTTAGTGTAGGTATCAGACATTGGCTTAAACGTCATCTTCCGTTTAAGATCCTTAGATACGGAATAACTAATATCTTGACCGGTGCAGAAATGACAGAAGAAGATACGGATAACAAATTTATCGGTCTTGGTCTGTCTCTTGGATGGGATAATAGGTATAAGAGGGTACTTATCACGAAAAAAGATTATATACCTGTTAAGAACCCGGCATATTATAAATATGATGGTGGAAGGTTCTTGTACAATGAAACAGAGGTGTTGTCAAACGATAAAGAAATATCTTTAAAAGACGAACAGTATTTTAAAGACGTGTCGTTCACTATCGGATATTCGTGTCTGAAACAAGAATGGATTTCTTATTATTCATTCTGCCCTGATTATTATATAGAACAGCAGCAATATTTCCAAACAGGAATAAACTTCCCAGCATCAGACGAAGAAGGCGGCTTATGGAGTCATTTACTGACGAATAAGAGCTTCCAGACATTCTACGGAGCAACATATCCATTTATATTAGAAGTGCCGATAAAAGAGAAATATAACGGTTCTACGCTGGCTTCTGTTGAGTATGAGCTTGATGCGAGGAAATACGTCGATGATGTGAATTACACTCTTGACAGGAAAGTAGGTTTAGATACGATAACTATCTACAACGACACAAACAACTCAGGTGAAATTCATCTTGTTCCAGAAGAAAAGAATAATTTAGCGCAACGTATATCGTATCCGAAAATCGTAGGCGACCATACTGAGGTCCTGGATACTGAGGTATATAGAAGACATAAGTTAAATGACTTTTTCAACAGGGTTGACGATGACCGATCTGAAACACCTATCTGGATCAAGGACGATAACGATATAAATAAGTCGGTTAATCCTGATGCTCTTAATTTTAGACGGTCATGGCTTGATAGGTTAAGAGGAAGTTGGATGCTGATGAGGATAAAGAAAGTAATTAGCAACCGGAAGATTATATTCCAGTGGTTGATTTCTGAAGATAAGATTAAGAATAGATGACATGAGAAGAAGGTTTGAGGCATATAAACAACAACCAAAATTGGTGAAATTAATGGGTAATCTAGGGGTAGATCAGAATTATACGATAGAAAAAGGATATCGTTATTTTGATTTACTTGTAGTTGGAGGTGGCGGCGGAGGTGGCACAAACAGTGGTGGCGGTGGAGCTTCTGGAACAATAGCATTTGCTCGTAATATAAAAATCTCTTTGCTACCGAAAACTTTGACTTGTAAAATTGCAAAGCCTGTAAATGCACAAACTGATGGGGATAGTACAACTCTTGAAATAAACGGGGATACGATAATCTGTGCTGGAGGGCAAAGAGGTAATAGTGAGGGAGCAGGAGGGCTTGGTAATGGCTCTAAAATACCAGACAGTATATATACCATTCTATCAAAGTTGGTAGAAAACCCATCTTCCGATATCGCGATTTGTAATAATGGTGGAGGCTCTCCTGGTTATTGGAATGGTTCTTACGGTTATGCTGGTGGTTCAGGCGCATCTATGTCGGGTAATGGAAATTCATCGTCAGGAATGACCGGTGGAAACAGTGTAAGTAATGCAGATGGTATGGGCGGTTATAAAGGTGGAAATAGTCAATCTTATCAAGGTGGTACAGGATATAAATATAACAATGTACTTATTCCTATTGGCCTATTTGGAGGAGGTGGAACTTCGGGGAAAGGCTCGAACGGATCTGGTTCGGATGGATCTGGAGCAGGTGGTGGGGCGGCAGGTCTTGAATCAGGTGGAAATGGTGGAAATTCAGGGTCAAGCAATCCTACGAATGGCAGAAATGGTGGCATTGGAGCTGGTGGCGGAGGAGGTGGTGGTCTGTCACGTAAAGGAGGAAAAGGAGGACAGGGTATAATTTGTTTATATTATCATAATTGATTTATTTATTCAAATTAATCTATTTTAAATTATTTTAATTCGTAAATCATATTTTAGTGTCTATATTTGCATCGTAATCAAGAGAGATTATGATATAAAACAGTGGTGATGGAAGGTGATACTTCGGTTTGAGTCATAGGTTCGAGTCCTATATTTTTCATGTAAGAAAAATTAGATCAGTTGGTAGATCAAAACCTCCTTTCGTATTAAAACACATTCCAGGTTCTCCCTGTTTTAATAAAATATACAGATGGTGAGGAGTTCGGTTACTTCGAAAATTAGTGTAGTGGATAACACGGCTTTAGGTAAAAAAGTTTTTCATTGGTTCGAATCCAATATTTTCATTTTAGATCCGGCTCTGCTTTTCCTCTGTTTGAAAGACATAAGAAACTAATGAGTGGTGATGGGGTTAGTTACTTCGAATTTAGCTCAGATGGATAGAGCGATACTCTTTTAAAGTATAGGTCGATGGTTCAAATCCATTATTTCATTGTTTACACTAACTTCAGCTTTTCCCTCATTGAGTATTCATTTTGATATATTTTTTTCAAGCAGTGGTAGTAATATCACTGCTTTTTTTGTATAACACTTTAAAGAAAACAACAACAAATGGGAAAGTTTAACAAAAAGGATGAAGGTGTTAAACCTACGATCGTGAATCACATGGGAGAGAAGGCGTATAAGCCTAACGCAGAAGAAGAGTTGGTGTCTACGGTAATGACTACCATGTTGTCTGATTCTTATTATGAGAAAGAAAAAGACAAGGTGAACAGGATTAAGGACCTTATGGATCAAGTAGATCCGTATTTCGCAGCACAAACAGCATTGTATGTCAGGAAAGAAGGAAAGCTTAGGTCAGTAACGCATCTTATGGCTTCTGTCCTTGCCAGCAAAGCATCGGGTAAGGAATGGGCTTCAAGGTTCTATAATAAGATCGTTATGCGTCCTGATGATATGAGCGAAATCCTTGGCTGTTATGCGGCTCTTAACGGCAAAAATCCAAAGAAGTTAAGAGGTATATCCAGTGCTATTAAGAAAGGATTTAAGACGGCTTTGGAAGGTCTTGATCCGTATCGGATTGATAAGTATAAGATGGACAGTAGGGTCATTACTATGGTTGACTTAGTAAACTTATTTCACCCTAAAGGCAATCAGGCTAACAAAACGGCTTTCCAGTACCTTATAGAAGGTCGGTCTTTGTCTGGATTATACGAAAGCAAGATTCTTGAAAAAGAAATGTCTAAAGCCGGACAGGACAAGAAAGACAATAAGGAAAAGAAAGAAGCTTTAGGTGACGCTATTCGGGACGTGGTTTCTAATGTAAAAGGTATGCCTATTTTTAATATGGTTCGTAACCTTGTAAACATAATCAAATACGCGCCTGATCAAATAGATGAAGTTTGTAGGCAGCTTACAATAGAAGAGAAGGTGCTTAATTCGAAGATGCTTCCTTTCCGTTTTGCTTCAGCTTTCAAAGAGGTTGAAAATATAGGCACTGATGATTCCGAAAATGATATTGTATTTGAGTCGGATAAAAAACGTGCTAAATTAACAGCGCGTAACAAAGATAAGATTTTAGATGCGTTGGAGAAAGCCATAACCATCTCCTGCAAGAACCTGCCGGTATTGGAGGGGCGGTCGGCTATCCTGATTGACCACTCTGGCTCTGTACGTGGAGATATGGGAGGATCTTCTGAGGTGTCTGCCTTTAGCCAAACAAGTACGGCTGTCATTGGTAACTTGTTTGGCTGTATGATCGCATCTGTGCTTCCTGACGTATTTATTGGTATGTTTGGTGACGACCTTATCAATTACGAATACGATAGAAGCAAAGGTGTTTTATGGAACAATAAAAAATCTTTTACTGCCGGAGAAGAATGCGGTGAATCCACTGAAAACGGTCTTTTTGCATTCTTGTATAAGTGCGTTAAAGATAAGATCAAAGTAGATAACTTGTACGTTATTTCAGATATGCAGATAGGAGACGGTGAATCTGTTGTATGGGAGAAAAGTTCCAGTTATGGATATGGTAAATTCGCTGAACTTTTGAAAGGGTTTAAAAAAGTGAATCCAAATTGCAAGATCGTTTCTATTTCTATTCAAGGATATGGAAGTGAGATGTTTTACAGAGGATCTAATATCTTGAACATAGCTGGCTGGTCAGAATCTATCTTCGATGTTATTAACAGCAAGTTCTGCGGATATAAGAATATGATTGATGAAATTAAGAAGATTAAGATTTAAATCTTACATTCGTACTGTTTTCATAAGAAGAGATTTATCATAACAAGCCGGAGAATGAATGGTGGCATTCTTCGGCTATTTTATTTACATTTGTTGAAAAAAAAGAATGAAAGAAAAAGAATTTGATTTTGTGATATATCCACTAAAGTTGATTATCACCGTAGGGTTAGATTACAAAACATTGTGTGATCGTTTTGAGAATGCAGAATTGGATCATGAAGGAGAATGGGGAGATGAAGGCGATTTAGATTCAGAAGTCTCTTTTATGAATCTTGTTCGTGATAAGGGAGATGATAGAGCTTTTAAGTTATTATGGAATTTTCAAAGTGAGAATGATATGACTATACAAAACATATGTCATGAATCATTTCATGCAGCTATGTCGGTATGCCAACATTGTAATATGTCTCTTGGTTTTAAGGTGGGAGAAGATGAACACGCAGCTTACATAGCTGGATTTGTTGGTAACTGCGCAGGTGAAATGTTTGGATTCTTAGAGGAAGAAAAAGATGGCAAAGAAGAATAAATCAGATTGGAAGCCCTCAGAAAATATCCTAAAATATTTGAAATCGTGGGAAAAGTTTGAGCCTGAATTATATGACGACAAGAAGGGGAATATAACAATCGGGTACGGATTTCATCTTCCTCATCTTCTTAAAAAATACAAGAATGGTATAACAGTAGAAGAGGCCGATAAGGAATTTGAAGGTGTAGTTAATACGTTTGTTCCGGAATTTATACGAAGAACTCCTAATTTCAAGAATCTAAACAATAATCAGCGAGATGCTTTGTTTAGTTTGTTTTACAATACAGGAGGACCAGAGTATTCTAAAAGCCCAATGCTTTTCAAATACCTTAAAGAAGGTGATTATGATAAGGCAGTGAAAGAAATAAATCACAATGAAAACGAGAAAGGTATGGGCGGCCAGAAGAAGCGCCGTGCCTTCGAGCGCCGGGTGTTCTCTACGCCGACATACCAGCCCTGGACGGTGGATGATGACAGTAACTATGTCCTGATTGAAGACAAGCCTGTAGAGAACGAATCTATAGAAAAAGATACTAATGATTCAAAGTATGAAGACGCTCGCCATGTGGAAGCTAAATATGGTTATACAGGTTATATAGGTGGAGGATATGACGGAAATAAGGTCAGGATATCTGATTCGAATATGAAATCAGTTGGTATATCCAATAACGCTGATCCTGATAAGTGGTATGAATCCGTTAATCCGATATTAGACACTGATCCTATTAGTTTAATAGCCGATTTTATTCCTACTATGAAACGAATGTTGGATCCTAATAGGGAGCGATCGGGGGAAGATACAGCCACGGATTTTGAAGAAAAAATGTGGAAAGCTTACACGGATGGAGATATAAGTAGATTGCCGGCAAGCAAGTATCGTTTTGATGACGATGATAATGATGCTCAGTATGTAGGATTGCCTCAAGAACAGGCTATTTTGATACAATCTTTATTAGATAAAGAGTATATGAACAATATGCTTGACGAGGCATATAAGAATGCTGATGAAAAAAGTAAACTAAAAATAAGAGATTATAAGAAGGTCCTTGATAAACTAAATAAAAATATATTTGAAAATCCAGGAAAATGGATTTTAGTAAATGAAGGCGTAAGTCCATTTAGAGAAGAAGTATATGGTGACAATTTTGAAAAAGTGAACGAAGCTTCCGGATTAGGTGCGTTGAAGAATTTCAGTGTAAGATGGGATCCGGATGCTGGTATGTTAGATGTGAAGGATGATTATGATTTTAGTCGAAAGAAAATAGCGGAAGACATCATACCTGAAAGGGATGTCCCTCTTAGAATAAGGGAACGTATCAAATACGATCCTAAGAAAGGTAGTGTTCTTCGAAATAATGACAAGGCTTTACCTAAAAGGTTTGTAAGGAAATACGAAGAAGGTGGTGTTGTAAATAAACAACGTGAAGCATACGAATACTTTACTAATAAGAGAGGCATGTCTAAGATACAGGCGCTCGCCATCATAGGTAACCTCATGGCTGAATCCGGTCTTAAAGATGACATATACGGAGACAACAGAACATCATACGGCATACAGCAATGGCATAATGAGCGCATGGATAAGCTATTCAAGCACGCCAGAAAGAAAGGTCATTCTACACCAACATTCAAAGACCAACTTGAGTTCTTAGCTGATGAATACGAAGGGAAAACCGGATATTCTAATTTCTTATACACAAGAAAAGGAAAAGAAGGACCAGGGTATTACAACTACAGCCGGCAGGACTTCATGAACGCCGATAACCTTAAAGATGCTGTAGTAGCTTGGAACCAAGGAGCAGGACGTCCTCATAAGAGTGTTATAAGAAACGATGACCGTTATAATTATGCTATGGAGGTTGCTAAAAATCTTGGTTTGGAAATTGAAGAAAATTCCGTATCTTCGTATGGTCAAATGGGATTCGGAGATGATGCTGAAATAGCAGCATCGGTAACACTTCCAGAGGTAGAAGTGGCAGCCGCCCTTCCTAACCCGGAAGCCCCGTCCCAGGAGGGACAGTCCGAGGAAGAGAGATTCCGTACATGGACTGAAACGTATGGTAAGGACATCGTAAATCATTTACTGACGTTAGACGGGAAAAAGGATGGTGATGACAGTGATTACAGCATGATGTATAAACAGCATGAAAAAGAAAGCGAAGAGGATAAGAAAATGGCTTTGATTAATGCCGTGCTTCCCAATATACAACTTCGCATTAAAGGCGTCACTGATAATTAGAACAATATTATTTTATTTCTCATATTAATAAAGCGAAGCCGGATTTGAGACTCGTTATGCGGATACCGAAGGTTGAAGAACGATATCAAGATAATCCGGCTTTTTTGTGCGATTTCGTGAAGGATGGAACTATCATCGCCTTGGTTTAACAGAACAGACCTACGTACTTCCACTGTCCTGACGGGCATGGGCGCTCGTCTCGCCTACCAGCCTGCCTAATTCTCTACTGGCTACCTAATATAACTATTAACGTCACTCCATCACCTATCTCCTTTCAGTCGATAGGTTCAGTCGTTTTTTAAATGTTATATGTTCTTTCGCATCGTTCCCTTCGGTCACGATACTCAATCTTTTCACACAATTAGGCGAACAATACAATAGACGGAAAAAGTAATTTGTCAATCCGTTCACTCACTTAACTCCCTTCGGTCGTTAAGTTCATTCACTGTAAACAATTATATGAATAAATGGTAAAGTAT